TGAAATGGCTGAGGAGCTGCCAGCTGAACAGTTCCTCAGTTACTTGGACCCGGAAGACGTAATGAAGCTGTTCACAACGGCGCTTGAGGACAGGTCGCCGCAATGTTTGAAGCGGGAATTGATTGAGATGGCGCTTCACGTCAACGACAAGTGGGACGACGAGATCCGTCAGGAAAAAGACGACTACGCGGACTTCATGACAGACGCCCACGGAGTCGACCGCTTCGGTTCAGCCCAGGCCGGTCACTTGGCTTGGCATGCAGAGAAAGCAAGGAGGGCAGCATGAGCGCACAAGCAATAACCACCAACCTGGATAAAGCCGTTTTTGAGGCTCAGACATTTTTCTCAAAATACCTGGCTGATATTCAAACCATCATTGATCAGTACAAGCAAGAAACTGATCAAGCCACCATTGCCCGTATGGCGCATGAGATTAAGGCATTGAGAGAAAAGAATGGCTGAGATTTTTACGGCACTGGCAATCCTGGCTTTCGTGATTGGTTTTTTTAACCTACTCGAAAGCTGGCACGACTTGGAGATACCCAATGAAGACGAAGAACAACCAAGCTCAGGACTTGATTCGCGAGATCGAGGAACTGATCTGGATCTGCAGGGAAAAGATTAACCGAGAAATTGCCGCGAGGAAGAAAGCAAAACAATTGACCGTTTAGTCCATGGGCCCAGCAGTGGGTGGCGAGTAACCCCTGAGCCCGAACAGTCAGCCGTAAAAGTCTTGCACTCCGCGGAATTGGTGGGTCGGGCAAACCTAATTTAACTACAGAGATGATGAATATGAGCACTGCATTAACAACATTGACCAATCAACTTGCCGGAAAACTCAACATGGGTGACGGCAGTCAGCTGATTGACACCCTCAAAGCTACCGCATTCAAGGGCCAAGTTTCTGACGCGCAAATGACCGCTTTGATGGTCGTGGCTAATCAATATGGACTGAACCCATGGACCAAGGAAATTTACGCTTTTCCGGATCGGAATAACGGGATTGTGCCGGTTGTGGGTGTCGACGGATGGTCTCGGATCATCAACGAGCAACCGCAATTTGACGGCATGGAGTTCCAGCAGGACGACGAATCCTGCACTTGCATCATCTACCGCAAGGATCGCGGCCACCCAGTCAAGGTAACCGAATACATGGCGGAATGTCGTCGAGATGGACAAGGTCCGTGGAAATCACACCCGCGGCGGATGCTGCGCCACAAGGCACTTATCCAGTGCGCCCGCTTGGCATTCGGCTACACCGGCATTTATGACCAGGACGAGGCAGAGCGCATTGTCGATGCCGAGAAAAATGTCACGCCGGGACGCGCCTCAGCGACAGAGATTGCCGAAACCGCCCGCCAGACGAACCTAGAGGACTCACCAGAGCGAAAGAATCTGATCCTGGACCTGGAGTCGGTCGCTCAGAGTGAAGGCATTGACGCTTACGAGAAAGCCTTCAGCGAACTGACTAAAGCACAAAGAAAAATGCTGGGCGCCGAAGAACACAGCCGGCTGAAGGCCATCGCGCAAAACCACAACGTCATCGAAGCGGAGGTCGCGTATGGCTGAACAAGGTTCACAGGAATGGCTGAAAGCGAGAGCCGGCAAATGGACTGGATCCAAGTTTGCCGACCTGTTTGCGGTCAGCAAGAAAGACGGCAAGCCGCTGAAGGCCTATGACGACCTGATCTGGAAAGTCGTGGTGGAGCGGATGACCGGAATGCCCGTGGAATCCGCCAGGGCCCCGGCGCTGCAATGGGGCAAGGACGTCGAGCCCTACGCCCGGGAAGCCTACGAGCTTGAGACCGGCAACCTGGTGGTCGAGACCGACTTCATCCTGCACCCGCAGCATCCCTTCGTCGGCGCATCACCGGATGGCTTGATTGGCGCCGACAAAGGCCTGGAGCTGAAGTGCCCGAAAGATCCTGCGATTCACCTTGCTAGGTTTATCACCGGCTTGCCCGCTGAGTACATCCCGCAGATCCAGGGCTGCATGTGGGTCACGGGCAGATCGTCATGGGACTTCGTGTCCTACGACCCACGCATGCCGGAATCGCATCGCTTGCTGCTGATCACCGTTGATCGCGATGACGACTACATCCAGAAGCTGGAAGTTGCCGTTCTGGAAGCTGAGCAAAAAGCCCAGGCACTGTACGACCAACTCATCACTATTGATTACATCAACCATAAAGAGGCCGCTTAATGAAGAGCTTAAATCGCTGGGCTGGTATTGGGAGACTGGGACAAGACCCAGAAACACGAACAACTCCAAACGGACAGATTGTTTGCAACATATCTATTGCTTGTCAGGATGACTACAAAGATCAGTCCGGAAATAAGGTTGAGAGAACCGATTGGGTGAGCCTGGTTATTTGGGGGCAACAAGCCGAAACATTTTGTAAATATACCCGGAAAGGGTCGAATATTTATGCGGAAGGAAAACTGAGCACGAGAAAATTTCAGGACAAGAACGGCAATGATCAATACAGGACAGACATTGTAGTGAGTGGGTATCAGTTTCTCGACGGAAAATCCGATTCACGCCCAGCAAGCGCGGCACCATCACAGCCGACGCACAAAGCTGAAGAGCCTGCTTTCGACGACGACATCCCCTTTTGATATGGCCATTTTCAAAGGCTTTTTTCGCCGCGATGACGGCGCCCAGATACCACTATTCGAGGAACCTATGAACCAGATTGATATGCACCTGACGCCACGCAGCATGTTGACCCACAACCAGATGATCAAGCTAGTGATCTGGCTGAAGGAAAACATCGAAGCAGTCCACGGGCTGCCCTATAGAAAGATCGCTGAAATAGCCTCGGCCGGCGTCGGCTTCCCAGTCACCATCAGCAATTTGTACGGCGCAGAAAAGGCTGGCGAGATGGAGTTACCGATTGCCAGCCGGGTAAATCCTCCGTCCACAAAGACGCCCACCCGCGATGAGCGAATTGCGGATCTGGACGCTCGGGTAAAAGTGCTTGAAGAGCTGCTACTGAACCACGTAGCCGGGCATCCGACAGGAATTCATTCAAGATTCGACGGCATGATCGCCGCCTGATATTAAAGGCAATGAGCTTTGGTATGAGCGAGAAAAGTGATGGCCCTGAAGTCACTTCAAAGGCTGAAGATCTTCTGCCGTGCCCATTCTGTGGAACCACAGAATTACTATCGGTTGAAGAAATCAGTCGAACCGACAGGGCCACATTCAATAAAAACGGAGTTCGTCGCAAACGCGCAGACATATCACATCGGGTTGTCTGCTACGAGTGTGGGGCTACGGGGCGTAGCAGCATATATTTCCTAGAGCAAATAGAGCTTAGAGAGATAGATATTACTGACTCATTTGATACGGCAAAGCTCTATTGGAACACTCGAGCGCCAATCAGCAACCGAGTGTTTTCGCTGATAAATAAAATGATCGCTGACGCATTCAAGATTGTCGATGAGAGGTGATGACACAAGGCCGCGTCAGGCTGTGCTAATAAGGAGAGCGACCAGGTAATGAACGCGAAGAAGTTTGAAAGCACATACAACGGATTAACGTCAGTGGCCAAAAAAGTCTTTGACGCAACCCCGATTTCTGAGCCTTGGTCAATCAGCAACATTGTCACTGAGTTGGCGCGCAACGGATCTCATCAAGAACATCGCGTAGTGATGGGAGCCATGCGCGATTTGTGTGGGCGAAAGTTGGCTTATGAGGTGAGCGCTGGAATGTTCAGGCGCGTGAAAGTTGAGGGGAGGCCTACAAAACCATCGGAGATAAAAGTGGCAGAGCAAAGAACCAAAACAGCAGACGTAGTTTCAATCAAGCTGCCAGCAACCAAAAAAGGGCCAATGGAGCTTTTAGCCGAATTAGCCACAAAGGCACGACAGTTTGCAGAAGAACTCGATAACGCGGCGCTGGAGATTGATCAAGAGTTTCAGAACAGCGAAGCCAAGTCAGAAAAACTCAAGCAGCTACAGACACTGCTGAAAAACATCGCTGAATAAAATAGGTCAGTGTGATCAAGATTTTTGGACGGTGGTATATGGCAGAAAAACAAGAGCTGGTCACCTATGGCCAGAGATTCAATCGACTGACGGTCATTGGTGAAATTGATCGCTCTAATCCAAATGCGCCAAGGGTCGTCGTTAAGTGTGATTGCGGGGTAAAGAAGTCTGTCATCATCAATCAGATGAAAAACGGCAGAACAAAGAGCTGCGGATGCCTCAACAAGGAAAGGATCCGCGCAGTCAGCAATTTATCCTGGAATAGGAAACACAACCGATGATTGAAAAATTTATCCTGCATGGCGACGCCACATACAACCTAGCGCCTTTTGCCTTCCCTTGGTCATTTGATATGGCTCAGAAGAGCATCGCAAACCACTGGACTCCACAGGAAATCGGCATGGGCCGCGACCGTGCCTGCTTTGAGCAGGAGTTAACCCAGGATGAACGCCATCTATTCACTTATGTGTTCGCCAGCTTAACCACAGCTGACTTTGCTGCAGCAGGAAATCTGGTTGAGCAGGTATTCAGCAAGCTGAAGGCCGCAGAACTCAGAATGTATGTCGGCCGACAGATTGCCGAAGAGACCATTCACTCGATGAGCTATCAGCATATTCTCGAAGTGCTGAGCCTGGATCCTATTGACGTGTACACCTTGTATCGCAGGGTTCCAGAAATCAATGACTGGTTTGAATATTCGGCCAAGCAGAATTCATTTCAGCAGGGTGACGCCATCCTGCCGCTGATCTATTGGTATGGGCTGTATGAGGGCGTGTTCTTTATGTGCGCATTTGCAGCCATTTTGAGTCTCCAGCGCAGAAACTTGATGACCGGAACGGGTCAGCAAATTTCGTACATCATGCGTGATGAGGCCCTGCACACGGCATTCGGCATGAAACTGGTGAATGAGATATTCAAGGAGACTGGAGGTCGTCCGACTCCAGAAACGGTCCACCAGTTATTTGCGCAGGCCATGGCCAAAATTGATGCCTGGACGGATCGCTGTATACCCACCGTGCTTGGATATAACGCCGATCTTCATAAACAGCACTGCCGATACCTAGCAGACCGCAGGTTGCGCCAGCTTGGGTATGAGCCCATGTATCACGTAGCAGAAGCGCTGCCGTGGCTGGACGAGCAAGTCAGCCTCAAGAAAGAAACCAATTTCTTTGAAGGCCGGGTCACCGAATATCAATCAGGAGTTGGGCTTGATTTTTCTGGCGCCGGCAGCCTGAACGAAATTACTAACTGGAAATAATGATGACCAACTTCGATGAACTGATCGGAAAAACCTACGGGAGATGGACGGTGCTTGGCGGAGAGCGCAGGCAATCCACCCGCCCCAAGGCGGCCAGGCAGACCCTGTGCAAGTGCGAATGTGGCACCCGGCGCTGGGTCAGCGTCTCTGCCCTCAGGATCGGCAAGAGCACCAGCTGCGGCTGCAAGAGCAAAGAAGCTCACACCAAGATGCTGCAGCGCTATGCCCCGCTCCCCAGCTCATTCACGGAGGCCGCATGAAAGTGGGTGAAGCATTTCCGGACGAAAACCTACGCGACGAGTTTGCCGCACTGGCATTAAAGGAGATCCTGCGGGCAGGGCTGCAAAAGCCATTGCTTTTCCTCGGCGATAAAACCGAGGTTGCCGAAGAAGCATACGGGTTTGCGGACGCGATGATGAAAGCGAGGCTGAAAAGATGATTGACTGGTCAACCTTGGTCGCTAATTTCCAGAAAGCGCATATCGGAGTCGCTGATCTGGCCAATATAGCCGCCGTCACGCAGCGAGAGATCGCGGATCTGCTACACGGGAGAATCCTGGAGCCGTCATTTTCTTCTGGACTGAAGCTGCTCGACGCTCACCTTGACAGGTTTCCAGAGAAGCATCAGCAGCTGAAAGAGGAATAGACGTGGAATCAGTAATCGGAAAGTTATTGCCCTTTGTACAGTTTGCTTTCGGTGGTTACGTCGTAACAGTGGTGCTCGGCACCCTCTTCTTTGTGGCCGTCGCAGTATGGGTGGTCAAAGGGCTAAGGGATATCGACAAACCGTTTGACAAGTTTTGAGTTACGGGTGCGGGAACCATTCTGGTTATTTATCCAGGGGCTCATTAAAACGACCGCACCCACCCACTATGGCCGGAATTTATTAACTCAAGCCTGCGACACAGAGCCTGTTAGTGAAGTACATCCGGCCACCTTGCGCATCAGGCCGCTTGTGAAGTATCGCTGGAGCCTGACACCCGCCAGAGTGATATCTGGCACCCATTACGACGCGCATCAGGATCAGCCGGCTGTGGCCACAGTATAGGGTAACGGCTGTTAGCGGGATTACCGGCTCCCGCCCGCGTCACCCAATTAAGATAAAAACTTTTACCTTAACGAACTAATCGCACTGATTAGTGCAAGTACGAAATGCTTATGCCGAAGTTATCGTCATTAACAGAAGTCTATATAAATGAACAGGAGAGCGAAATGAGATGCCCAATCTGCGGAAGCAAAGAATGCTGCGGCGGTGACGTTGCCCAGCAAGTCGAACGGCTGGAAAAGGAAAAGGCAGAACTGATCGAGAAGGCAGAAGCGGTGATTGAAGCGGCGGAAAGACACGGAAATGTTGGATGCGCAGATCGCCAAATGGTGTGTCTGCAGGCAGCGGTTGAGCGAGCAAATGAGGTTGATCGATGACATTTGGAGAGTGGCTGGAGACAGAGCCAATGACAGGAAACACGAACGCCGAATACATCAGCGCGTGGTTAGGATGGATGGCTGGACAAAATGCGGAACGGGCGCGGATTAAGCAGATCATTGAGGAAGTCGGCAGGCAAGGCAATCACGATAAGTGGTTTGACTGTGCTGACGCTATCGCGGGGGGGATTGAGGAATGATCTGCTACCGCGACCAATGCTACTGCGCGTCTGACTGCACCAACCGCGAATGCGTCCGGTATCTATCCGACGAAGTAAAGGTTCGCGCCAACGAAGTCGGATTGCCGATTTCGACGGCGGATTTTAGTGGCGAGTGCAATTATTATCAGACGGAGAAAACCAATGGATGAACTAGCGTTACTTCGCCTGAGAATCCAGGCGCTGGAAGAAGAAAACCGGCTGCTAAAAAAGACTCTGGTGGTCAAGGATGTCGAGCAGGAAGAATGCGAGTGCGGAACGCCTCACCGACTTTATGTGATGGGTCCGTTAAGTGAAGAATGACATCCACTTAAAAGTGTCTCAGCAGCTACTCAAAGTTTTTCTTGATGCCGACCTGCACTATCAGCTGAACGGCACGCCCCACCACATCTACTTGGATCGGCAATCGAAATGCTATCTCGGGCAGGCACGGAGAATAATCACTCAAGTCGCCGCACTTGGACCGAAAGCAAAGATTTGGATGGATCACTTCATTAAGGAAATGAGCGATGACGCAGAAGTATGTCGCTGAGCTGGGGCCAATTCCGCGCTTGATCGTGGACGAGAAGCCGCCATTGGCCAGCAAGGTTTGGTTGATCACCCGGTTCGGAAATGGGTTCGCCGGATGCTACGACAAGAACGACATAACTGTAGTGGCGTGGTCGCCATTGCCGAAGCTGACGCCAGAACAGAAGCAACGATTGGCAGAGATGGACCATGGAACCCCTGCTCACTCCTAAGGAAGTCGCTGAGTTTCTGCGCGTGTCACCAGCGACTGTGCGTGACTTGGCGAAGCGCGGAGAAATCCCCAGCGTTCGCCTTGGGGCGCTGTTTCGCTTTTCACGACCGGCCCTAATGCGGTATTTTGACGAGGCCGGGCAAGGCCAGGAGACAAGCACATGTCAGACCATGGCATCTATAAAAGGCCGGACTCCCGCTACTGGTGGGCGGCCTACGCCGACGCCAGCGGCAAAGCGACTCGCCGCTCTACTGGGGTCCGAATAGACCTAGACCCTCGGGGGACCGAGGCACGACGGGTGCGGCACGAATTCCTGATGGAAGTCGCGCCGCTTGAAGATAAACCCGCAGACCAATGGCTCTGGGAAGAGTTGGCAGAAGCCTATATCCCTGAGCTGAAGAAAGGAATCCGGCCCAGCACGTTCAATCGTTACAAGGCGGGCATGCGCGTCATGGCGGCGCGATTTTCAGGTACGCCAGCACTGACCACGGGGCCACAGGTAAAAGCCTGGATTCGTGACCAGGTGAATGCCGGGTATGCCGCCTCAACGATCAACATCAAGATCGCCATTATGCAGGGCATGTATTCCTGGGCGATTAAAGAGTTGGACTGGGATATTCAGAATCCGTGGGCAAGCCGAAGTTTGTCGACGGACAATGAGCGCAATCGATACCTTTCGCAGGATGAAGTCGATCGGCTCATGGAATCCGCAAAGGAATGCGCCACGGCCTACTATCTGGTCGACTATCTGACGCTGGCATTGAATACCGGATTCCGGCCGCAGGAGTTACTGAAAATGACCTGGGATAGGGTCAACCTGGAAGAGGGTACTTTTGTCTTTGAGAAACCCAAGGCAAAGAATGTGGCCGCCGATCAGAAGAATGGACGCTATTCCGTAATTCCGATCAACGCCAATGCCCGTCGCGCACTGATATCCCGAATGGAAACTCAGAAGCAGAACGCGGCTGCCAGTCGCTGGGTATTCAGTAATCGGGCAGGACACCGATTAAAGGATGTGGGATTTGCCTTCAGAGAGGCCGTAAAAAGAGCGGGACTGGAGGACGTTCAGCAGAGGGATCTGCGAAGGACGTTTGCTTCTCGGCTGGTGCAGGCAGAGGTGCCCCTGCAGGCAGTGTCAGAATTGCTCCGACACGCCGACATCAGGATCACCGATCGCGTGTATGCACACCTGTCGACGGAGCATTTGAAAGCCGCTGCGGCAGTGCTGGACACACCGCCGAAGCTGAAGGTGGTTTCACGTTCTAAGTGACAACGTGAAAACGTGAAGCCAATCGTGATAAAAATGCTGGCTGCAGACCGCTCCAGCTATGGGATCACGTTCAAATGATGTATTTGAACGGGTTGTTTTTTAATTCAATACTTTAGGTGCCTTGCCCGGCATCTACTGGTGCTCTGGAAGCCGCGGAAATCAAGGGGTGGGTTTTTACCACTTCACGTTCGACTTCACGTTTTTCACGTTTATTTCACGTTTTTGGCGGCCTCTTTTTGCGTCCCGATATTCTAACCGGTATCAGGGCTTATCGGTTTACCTCCTTCACCCGATCATTCAGCACCTTCATCTGCGTCGCGATCTGACCATCCAGCGCCTTGATGGTCGCCTTGGGGGCATTCTGCGCGATGAGCTTGCGCTTCTTGGATCTCAGCTCAGACACGGCCCGCTCCATCTGATTACCGGCGGGCACCAGCGCGGCCAGCGGGTTTGAGCGCAGGAATCCAGCCACATCCTTGCCGTCCTTCGCCCGGCCTTTGATCTCGCTCTCAAGCTCGTTGAGCCGGGTGAGATTGGCGTAGAAGCGATTCGATTCAGCCGACTGGCTTTTGACGTCACCGACGAACCGCCCTACCCCGAGCGGATACTTGTAGGGAGGGAGTTCCTCGCCGGTCATCCAGGCGGAAGCGGCCTGCTCGATCTTCATAACTTCCCTGCCCACGCCGCCCGTGGCCTGGCTGAACACGTAATCCAGCTGATCCGGCGTTGGGGAAAGCGCGCCCTGGGTATAGTCCGTGCCGCCCGTGATCCGGTTCAGTCCCCAGGCCAGTTGTTTCGACAGCCAGGACGCGGTGTCCTTGGTGCGAGTGAACCCTGGCGTGGGAGATGTTGAAGAGCGGTCCTTCTTGGCGATTTCCTTGCCGAATGAATCCCGGTTTTCTGACAATGCCACCAACGGATCCGCGAAAGTTGGAGCAATTGTCTGCACCGACCAGCCGGCCGATCCGATCGGGTTGAACGCATCGAAGAAGGATCCCAGCAAGCCGGCAATCTTCTTCCCGGCCCCATCCGGATTGATGGCGATCTCGGTCAGCACCCGCCCGGTATTGGGCAGCACATGAAAGCCCAGCGGCATGGGGATGCTGACGTACTTGCCGTTCGGCATGGGGATGATGAAGTTGCGCTCGCGGAGGAATTCCGGTGGCTCGTCATCGTCATAGCCCGCCGCGGCCATGATGGCAGCCTGCACAACGCCCATGATCAGGCCGCCGGCGACAATCTTCTTCCCGGCCGGGCCTTTCACTGTTTCTGCGAGTCTGGCCGTGCCCTGAACCGCGGCATTGAAGAACGCATACAGCGCTCCCGCCTGGCTGGCGATCTGGCCCTTGCGGTTGAAGTTGACGGTGAGCTCCTTGGCCATGACAGCCGCCTGCTCCTTGCTCATGCCGCTCTCGGTGCCGACCTTATAGGCCGACAGCCGCACGGCATTTTCCAGCGTCTCGTTGTAGTCGGATAGCCAGTCGAACAGGCCTCGGGTGAGTCGCTTGACCTTGCCGTCCTGGATGGCCTTGAGCTCCTTCTCCAGCGCCTTCATCCGATCATCCGCGGTGGCATACATATCCCGGTAACCGGTCTTGCCGCCGATGGACTGGAATTCTTCCCAGAGCTGCGACCATGCCGAGCCTTTCCTCGGCTTGCCCTTGCGGTCGGCCCGGAGATCGCCATAGATGCCCGCCATAGCCGGTGCGATCTTGGCTGCCACTTCCGTCTGCTTGCCGGCAATCGGTGTCGTGGAGAGGTTCAGCATCGCGCCTTGAGTATCGCGCAGCAGGTTGACGACGCCGAAGATCGGGTTGTACTGGGTGTTGATGGAGCTGACGTAGCGCGTGATGTAACGGAACGCATTCAGCAGCCCGTGCATCTCTGGCGCATCCAGGTTCTTCAGCGACTGCGCCATCCGCACCGCCCGCTCGTTCTCGGTGGAGAAGAACAGGAATCGATCCTTGCCCTTGATCCGCACCGCCAACACGTTGTCGCGGTTTCTCAGTGCCGGATTGATCTTGTACTCGACCAGGCCGGTACGTGGATTGACGGAGGCCACAGTCGGCTCCTGGATGATTCCAGCCAGGTCTGACTCGAGCATGCCGTTATTGACCAGCTCCTGAGCGACCGAAGCCGGCTTCTTCACGGCATCCGGATTGACCGGATACCAGAACTCCGGATTCGGGTTCTGAATCGCCAGCCCATAGAGCGCCAGGCCGACCTTGTTTTTCTCGGCGCGTGTAATCGCTCGTTCACGCTGCATCATGACGTTGGCCAGGATATCGACCACGGCCTTGCCGGATCCAGTCCTGCGCTTGGAGGCGGGGCCCTTGGTGGAGAAGCCCTGCCCTGTGCCCATGCCGCGATTTAAGACATCTTCGCTCTCGCGCTGCAGCGGGACATAGTCAGCATAGGTCGCCTCCCAGGCGTCGATCGTGTCCTGGGTTTCCAGGCCGGAGTCCACCAGCAAGCGGCGAGTGCCGGCCGTGATGGCATCGATCTGCGCAGCCATGGCCTCGAGGTCGGTGCGCTTCCCGGCGGGCAGATTGTTCAGGTAATCCTGAGCATCCTGGGTCAGTATCCCCGAGCCGCCGTCAGGGTAGGCTTCGTTGATGCGGGCGATCTGCTCATTGGCTTCCTTCGCATGGCGGTTGTGCAGGAATGTTTCCAGTTCGCCGATGGTGATGCCCCGGGTGGACATGGCCCGCAGCAGCGGCTTGATCTCGTTCACCTTGAAATCATCCACGTCCTTCGCGGCCCGGCCGTGATAGAGGGTTTCCTTCAGGTAGGGATCCCAGGCATCAGACACCCGGCTGCCGAGCTTCTCGACGATCCGCTTGGTGTCGATGTGCTTGTCCTGCAGCAGGTAGACGTAGTTGTCCAGCTTGCTGTCGTCAGGCGTGGTCCAGGTGGCCAGCGCGGGCTGGTTGAGGACGTTGCGGCGGTTACTGAACAGCGGCATACCGTCCAGTGCTTTGTCCTGGAGAGCGGGCGTGATATCGAAGCCGGGTTGTGAGCTGTAGCGGCCTGATTCGGCTGCAGCGACTTGCTCGTCTGCCCAGGCTTGGGCTTGCTCGCGGGTGTCGAAGGTCTCGGCGCGTCTCGCCTCACCGGCGCCAACGCCGACCCGGAACCGGCCGCCGCTGGTCTCGTTGATCCGCACTACTAGGTCTTCCGGAGTGTCCGATAGGTCTTGCGCTGTGCTAATCGAGACCATCGACAGCCTCTGCCCGCCCAGCTTCTTCAGCACTTCATTGGCGGTCTGTGGAACGATCTGATCGTAGAATTTGCGCATGCCTTCGCCTCCGACTTTGAGGCCTTCGCCAGTAAAGCCGCCGGAATAAACGCCTCTGTCAATGCTTGACCGTATTTTGTCGCCAAGCTCCTTGCCTATGTAGTCGTCAACCTTGGTTGATGGCATGGTTTCATTGATGAGATAGTTGTTGTCAAACCCTTTGGCTTGCAGCAACACGTTATCCTTCTCTGTGTTTTCCCACGTTATGCCAGCAACCTGCTTGCTCAGGTCATACAAATCCGCATTCTGCTGCCCATTGGCAAAGGCGATCTTGTCGAAGCCGTTTTCACTTGCAAAGCGGATGGCGCGCTTCAGTCCAAGCGACAGCCAGGACTTGGTGTCGGTGACGAAGGGGGCCTGTGGAATCGTGCCGTCAGTGCCGCCCAGGCCAGACTGATACAGCTCGATCAGTTGCTCATCTGACTGTCCGTAAGCCAAGTTGACTGAATAGCCACCTACCTGCTCGCCTGCCTCATTGCGTATGAAGACGGCGTCAGGGTCGGATCGATCCACCGTAAATTGGCCGGATTTCTTGGTTGCGAATCCTCTTTTCTTCCCTTCCTGGCCCCAGTCCGATTGCAGCTCCTGGATAAACATCACCTTATTGCCATCGGCATCGGTGCGCTCGTCGAAACGGAGGTGGGCTAGGACGTTCGGCTCGTTCCAGTGGGAGGATCGGTAGTTCTCTGCTTTCTTTTGCTCTCTTTCTGCCCGCGTGACTGCATTAGCGTCGTCGTCTTCCAGGTCAGAGAACCGACGGCCAAACATATCCTGCGCGATGTCGTTCAAATTACGAGGCTCTCGCTCTGGCAGCGTGATCAGCAGCTCCTGATAATTGGTGCCTCCAGGGATCGTGTAGCTGGCAAACTTTGGTGCAGCAGCGCCAACCTCTCCGCGCTCAGCCATCTCGTTTGCCAGTTCAGCAATACGGAAACGAGCTTGCGCTTGATCAGGCATACCATTCCGCTGGAAGCGCTGAGCGTCCTGCTCTGTTTCTCTTGCGATCTCAAGCAGGCCATCAGTGGTGCTGGTGTCGCCGCCGTAATAGTCGACGTAGTCCTGCAGCTCTTTGGGTGGGGCCATCTTGCCGCCCTTCATCACCTCTTCCACGCGCACCCCGTTATCCGCCAGGTAGCTGGCAATATCGGCCTTGGTGAGCTTCTCTTTGGCATTGAGCGTCAGGTAATCCTCGATGCCGGTCCAAGCGATCTCGTCGTCCTTGATGCCCAGCTTGGCCTTATTACTGAACAGCCAGGCGCGCCACTGCGACCCGGGCATGGAGTTCATCTTGGATGACTCGAAGCCGCGAGCGAGCTGCGAGTAGAAGGTGGGATTTGGATTGCGCCGGTTGGAATAGAGGATTCCGTCCAGCGCGGGAGGGAGCTCGTTTAGTCCGACAGGACCGCTGTCCCCTGCAGATTCAGCCAGTATTCCATCTCGGCCGCTTCCCCGCCTCTCGCCCGGCACTCGGCTGCCCGTCTCCCGTAGAAGGGATGCGAGGAGCGCCGCTCTTTTAAGCGTAGTGCGGCCCGGAGTCGACGGTCTTTCTCCTCCTGTGGGATTGGAGGTAGATTGTCCAAGTCTAGCCTTGGCCCCGGCCGATAGATTTCTGAAGTCGTCATCTGTGAATACCTTCCCCGAGGAGATTTGTTCGAACTGCCTCGTCTTGAAATTGAATTGGATGTCATCTAGCCCTTCAACTCCAGCATACCCGGCCTCTCGATTTCCTTCAACGGCATTTCGATAGGATTTCTCGATCAATCGGTCCAGATTTCCGGCATCATCGCCCTCGATCCACTCGATGTTTTGCAGTTCGTGCGGCTCCAGATGGCGCGTGGTTCCATACTTCAGTGCCGATGACAGCATCTGCTCGGTGCGACGAATCATGGCCTTCTTCGACAGCCCGTCAGGATCGCCTTTGAACACCAGCCCATTATTGTGAGCATAGGCGCCGATGATGCTATACAGCTCTGAGCCACGGCTCTTGCCAGACTCCAAGTTGGATGCATCCACATAGAGCTTGTCGTCCGAGTCGGTTTTCACGAAAGCCGGGGATCCGTCTTCCATGATGATGGTCCAGTTGCGGCCATCGCGAGACGCCTTCACCTCGATATCCGGGTTAATGTCGTTGGCGATGTCCTGCATTGTCTTCGCATCTGACTTAGGCGACATGAACAACTGGTCAAACTTGGCCAGTTCGGTCAGCGTTTGCCTGGCACGGAGCTTGGTCGCCGTCGGGATGCGCCGGTTGCTGGCCGGGATGTCCACAGCAGCGCCTTTCTTCGCCCGGCTGGCCATCTCATCCGGCCAGAACTTCTCGCTGGTGCCGGTGAATGAAGCCGCGTAGCGGTCGTAGAGGGATGGATTGATCGACTTGACGTACTCACCCCAGGCTTGCGGGGTTTTGCGCGACCAGTCCTTGCCCATGAGGCGAGCCAGGCGCTTGTTGGCGTTGGGCTCGGCGCGCTCACCGGGCTCAACCTGGGGACGGCCCTGGCCTTCAAATCGAACCGGGACTTTGTGATCGCCGATCAAAACCGCGGCACGTTGATTGCCGAAGTCAGCGACATAGCCATCGAAGCCGGCATCGATGACGGCGGATTCCATGTTGTTGTCGCGCTCTTCGGAATTGGCGCCCGTGATGTTCTCCGCAATGCTCAGCGGATCTGCATCAATATCGTAGAGATTCTTGAGCAGGACGGTGTGGGCATTGCCGCCGACACCCTGCTCAGGGGACACGCCTTGACCGGCGTTGATGTAGAAGTAGATTCGATTGGCGAGGCGCTGGTCAGCCGCGTTCTTGACGCGCTCAGCCTCGGCACCGGTCGCCCCAGTGCCGTACTTGGATCCGTCTAGCTCTTTGCGTTCTGCGCTGGAGTAGTGGACGCCGACTGCGCGGACGCCGCCTCTTTTTGTTTGGCCATACCCCGGTCGGTCGCCCGCCGCAGAGCTGCTTCCAGCCCGTTCATTGCCGGGATCATTGGGTCGTCGGTTGCTGGCTGGGATGTCTGGTCCGACGGCTTCATCGAAGAGGCGGTCAGATTCGGCCTGTATGGCGTCAAAATCCCGCTTCCACCGAGGAATGTCTCGCCCGGCCTGGGATCCCGCCGAGTCACTTTTGCCATATCGTGTGCCCTCTAAATAGCCTTCCAGCGTGTCAGGCTCGATCCAATCGGATCGGAACGTCGTGCTGGTGGTTTCATATTCAACATCAGATTCAATGCCACTGATAGCCGAATCTATGCCATCGTGAAAAGTCTGCTCGGCAACCTTCCCTTCAGAGAAGTTACCAAATACCAGAGAGCCGTCGCGGGTGGATACACCCTGCGCATCCGGATAACGCTGATTGATGACCCGGAAAAGATCAGCTTCTTCGGTGACCGAGAGCTTTTTACTCGGTATCACCTTCACAAACTGGTTCTGGACGCCAGTCTGCTTGTCGTTCTCGTTGTAAGCGATCATAGCCTTCTGCTTCCACAGAAGACCCACGATTTTGGCAGCCTCTAGCTGCTGATCATAACTGACTGACTCGCCAAAGTGGATAGTGATGGACGGATTAACCAGTCCCTCAAATCCACCCATCGTGTACTCAAGGCGAAAGTCCGTGATGCCCAGCTTGTTGAGCACCTTTGGCAGCACGACATCACCGACCTTTCTGGTGACGCGCAGCTTGTCCTTGTAGGGGAGTCCGTCAAATTTAGCCGCCGCCCCCTGCGCACCCGCCTTTATGTAGTCCGGATTCGGCGCTAGTTCTGCGTTGACTCCGGAGTCTCGTCGGTTGCTGGCTGGGATGTCTGCTTGTCCAGCCCCGTTATCCTGTCGAACTCTTCCGCCGACACTATCATCTCCGGCGTCCAGCTTTCGTTGTCCGCCTCGAAATCCCGTTGCGGGTCCGATGGTTCCACGGAAATCCCCTTTAGAAGCTCGGAGATTTCTTGCTGCGTTCGCGTAATCTGGGGCTTCATCTGGCTCATAATCTTCACCTTTATCTTCTTTGACCTTGGCGGCCTCGTACAGTCTCTTCTTTTCTGGATACCAGATCAATGCCTGGAAATCCGCCATAGTCAGCCGGTCGTGTACTTCCTGCAGGCGAGTCAGGGCATCATTAAAGACGGCTCGGATGAACTTGCGCTGATTGACCCCTTTGGGCGCATCATTTAGGCCTTGCAGCTGGCGAACCAGGTTATTGCCTGCCTTGCGTATTTCAGCACCCATATTGGTTCTGGCTTGCCCGCTGCGTGGCTCACCATAAATCTCAATGAACTGCTTAGGGTCGCGCTCACCAATTGGGTTCATGGCGTCGCGGTTTTCCGGTTTTTGACTGGCTCCGACAATCAGAGCGGCAGTACCGTCCAGGTCGCCTAACAGTAGCTTTCCGCCAATGATCTCTTGTAGGGAGCGACGCTCTTGCGCGTCCAGCATACGAATGAGGGAATCCAGTGATTGGCGCTTTGCCTTAATAGCTGCTGGGTCGATGGTTACCAGGTCGCCAGTCCAGCGGTTCCATGTCCGCATGAACCAGCGATCCATGGTCAACTGCTCGTAGTGCCCGTAGAGGTTGGAGAAGAACCCGTTACCGATTTTTGGCCCCAAGATAATGGAACCGTACACCATCTCGTCTTTTCCTTCGCCAGAAATGGTCTTGCCCGTTAACTGCTCGATCTCTCTGACTGGGCGCAGTGTGGTCATGAAGGACTGCAGCCTGTCATAACCCCACTTGTCCATGTACTCGTTGTAGGTCGCCAAGCCTTCATCGATCTTGGCTTTGGCCGGGCCTTCGCCGATATTCTCCGGCATGCGTCCGTGGACTCGCAGGTGCGCATACACCTTGTCGGCCAACTCAAAGTTACGGTCAACCTTCATGCCGTTGGAGGTGACAGCCAGCGCCCAGATAAACCCGAATCTGGCCTGCGGATCATCGCGCAACTCAAGGTAGATCTCGCCCATGATATCCATGGCGACCGTGAGCTTTCCGTCGTACCAGCCGATGGCGCTGGAGTTCGTCTTGAGGGCTTCCTGAGCCTCTCGTATGGCAATGCCGACCAAGTAATCGTAGGTGGACTGATCCTTGGCCTTGAGGTCGACACCGGCGGCCTTCGCTACCCTATTGATGCGGCGATCTAGCTCAACCCTCAAATCCCTGCCGGTTTTCCACTGGCGCGACTTGGCCAGATCCACTGCGGCATTGATGAAGTTGATTTCTTCCAGGGTGGCCGGGATGACCCGCTTATTGGTCGGCTCGCTGTCAAACCCCTTGGCGGCCAGGGTGTTTTTCTCAGCGCGGCGGTCTGCCTTTTCACGCTCCTTTTCGGCCTTTTGCCGCTCACGTTCTTGAGCTTTCTCTGCTTTCTCTTCTTCCGTCAGGCGTTTCTTGCTCTCCAGAATCTCCGGCCCGTCGAACTCAGGTTCAGTGCCGGTCTGCTGGGCGTTAGCGTACTGAGCGAGAGCCTCTGTGACGGCGTTACGGGCGCGCTGTAGATCCTTCTTGGCAATGGCGGCTTCGGCGTTGAATCCGGCGCCCTGGAGCTTCTGAATCAGCCCACTCATGAACCCATCCACGGCCCGCAGGAACTTGCCGCCGGAACCCGGGCGCTGCTTGTTCATGGCCACGGCAACACGGAACAGGGCGGTGGGCTTGTGGATCACGTCCGACACAAAGTCGGAAACCCACTCTTCCTCATTGCGGCTGGGATCGGTGAGACCTGGATAGGCGCTGATCGTGTCGCCTTTCTTCGGAAGCTCCTGCTCGTAGTTGCGTTCACCCAGGTGCATGGACACGCCGATCGGGCTGTACACCTCGCGCAGCGCCGTCACCATGTCGGCATAGATCTTGGGTGCCCGACGACGCAGGCCATGGGTCAGCTCATGAGCGACGACCCGAGAGAAGGTATCTTGAGAATTCTTGTTGAGGAGGATTACATCGGGCCGGGATCCGATGATGGCGCCGTCTCGGTCGAGCTCGGTGGTTCCGTCTTCGTGCTCGATGTAGACGACACGGTGGCCGAATACCTGCGCAATAGACTCAGCAATTCGTCGTTGCACAAATCCGCGACGGGGCAGCGCGGTTGCGGTTTTGATCTTCTGGAGAAGTACGCCTCCACTATCTCCAGCTCCTCCGGCGTTAAGGGTGTCAACTGCTGTGTTGTATTCGTCGATGACATCTTGGTCGTTCGCCTTCGTGTTGCTGGCCGCAATATCGGATTGTACGCCCTGGCTTGCAAGATACTGCTCCGGCGTAATCAGCGGCTGGCCCAGCTGCTTCTGCACGGCGTTCTGGCCGCGCAGCTCACTCTCCTGCTTGGCGGTCAGTTGAGTCGGCAAAGATTTGTTGCCAGCTGGCCTGGATACACCCTTGATCGTCCGTCTAACCGGAAGCGGCAGCTGATCCCAGTTCTGACTTTTGATCTCCGGCATCTCGAGCTCTTCAGCCCAGACGGATTTACCGGCTTCGTCCAGGGTGTCCCAGTAGTCCTTGGTGTTCTGCTCGGGCTGACGCTCTAGTGCAGGCTCGCTGACAGGATTGTTGGCCGTTGATGCAGTGGTAGTTGCTCCGACATTTCCATCAGCTGATCCACCCTCAAGTCGATCTCGTCCATCAACAGTGCCAATTCCAGCTCCTCCTTCTGCTCCCTGAGCGAGAGCACTTCCTGCTGCAGTTCCTGGAGCAATTTCTCCAGTGCCTGCCGTGGGATCATTGGCATTGGGATTCTCCGTGGTGCCGGCGCTTACCTGCCCGCCGGCTGGCATAGGAATAGATCCGGGCGCTTGGCCCGGAAGGTTTAGCAGCCCTTCTTGCCCGGACGTCCCGGCATTGGCTTCTTGGTTTTGCCCTTCATTGGTGGTCTCCTGAGTGGCGGTGGTAGTTTCTCGATCAGCATTGAGCTGATCCAGGGCTTCAAACGCATCCACGTCGGTCGGATGCTGGCTGATGACGGTCCCGGTGTTGGTATCAACAATCTGGAACTCGTTGTCAGAGACTTGCCGGATCTCCGGCGCGATATCGGTTACCTGCGGCCCTTGGGCGGCATCGACGGCTTGGGATTGCCCTTCTTGGATGGGGGCTTGGGTTGTTCCTGTTGGTTCTGCAGGCGCCGTACTTGCGCCAGCGGGATCTTGGGCATTGGTGTCTCCTGGAATGCCGGTGGATGAAATGGAGGTGTCTTCGGCTTGGTCTCGCTCAGCCGGCATCGTCGCGGCCGCAGCAAGACGCCGAGCCATGATGTCGCGGGCCTGCTTGGCGCGCTCAATTCCAGAGAGTCCTGGGTCGGTCTCGGTCTTCAGAATCTCCATGAACATGGGATTCTTGTTGTAGAGCGACTCGATCTTGTTTTCGGATGACCAGCGTTTGGCCGCCACATCAGCTGCCTTTCCAAGCAGCACCTGGCCGCCGGTTCCGACCAACGTGGCAACAGCCGTCTGTATCGCTGCAGACGGACGCTCGGCCATGAATTCCTTGGCGGTCTTGTCTGGGTTCAGCTCAACCCACTTATCGAGATCCTGCAGGAATGTGGCGGCTTGCTCGCCCAGCATTTCTGGAACCAGCTGCTTGGCAAAGGTTTTCCAGAGGGCGTCATTGGCCTTCAAGCTGCCCAGCAACTTGCCCATCGGGATAGTCTCAGTGCCGACCTCGATAATGCCCTGGGTTGTCCCGTAGAGTGCAGCTCGCTCCGGGCTTTTGCCGGCATCACGCGCTTCTCCATAGGACTGACCACCCGACATGACGCCCATCGGGGCCAGCGCCATCAGCGGATTGCCAGTGACAACAGCCGCCGGGATCGTCATCAGATTCTGGGTGATCGACTGCATACCGGAGTACACGCCAGATGCCAGATCGCTGTCGGCCTGTGGGGTGAGTCGCTCGGCAATCGTCTTTTGCCCCTGACGCGCCTTACTGTAGGTCTGCGCCAGTTGCTGGACCGGATCCTGCACACCAAAAGCGTTGAATACGGGTCCGGTCAGATATTTGTTTGTGGCTTCGGCGCCGGCTTGCAAAGTACCAAGGACGCCTTCACTGCCCCGATAAACACCGGACAGCGCAGCGGATCCAAGGTTCTTGGCGGCCTGGCCCGGGTTGTTGACCACGCTTTTCGGGTCCATCACCTGGTTGTAGGCGAAGTCCTCCACCGCATTGCCGGCGTCGCTGATTAGGTTCTTGCCGCGCTGTAGCAGGGACGGCGGTTGTGCGGGAGGCTCGGCGGGCGCTGAGACAGCTTCCTGCTGGCTCGAAAATGGAACCTCTGCGGCATCTGCTTCGGTGAAGATCTTCATGCCGCCATCAGAAGGCGAGGCATCCGACGTAACACCACCATTCCACGCCGCCAGAATCTGCCGAGCATTTCGCCGACGCGCTCCTAAAGCAGGGACTCCAGGACGCTCGAAACCAGACATGTCGCCTGGTTGCCCCATGAAATTGGTGGTCGCCTGATCAAGGCTGCCAGACCGCTTCAGCGTCTCGAAAGCCGGCCTCTCGCTGGTCAATAACTCCTGCTTGAGGAACTGAAAGTTGGCATCATCAGACGCTGGGTCGAGATTGTTCGCCTTAACAAACTCCTCAAACTGACGACGACGCGGACCTGTCCACTGGGCCCATCCAAATCCACCACGACCACTGACAGGCTTGATCTCCTGCATCTGCTTGAATCCACCGGACTCATGCCACAGGTTGCCCATAACCCCGGCCGCTTGCTCTGGAGTCATCCGCAAATCCGGATCATCGATCAGGCGCTGAACACCCGACAGGGCAATATCCATGCTCGAACGGCGCTCGGGCTTGGCATCAGCCAAAGAGGGACCGGCCGATACCTGATTACCGTCTTCGTCGAATGCCAACATTTATTTCACCTGCGAAAAAGCGACTTTGATGGGATTACCTTTCTCATCGAACGTATTGACGACCCAATAGGTGTGGCCGTCTTTGGCGGCGAACAGCTCCTGCTCGCCAGTGCTGGCCGCAAGCTCTGCCTTTTCCTGGGGTATGCCACCGACCGTCACCAGGCCTTGAACAGTGCGGATATACTTCTGCCGCTGAGCAAGAAGCTCTTCCTTGCCTGCGCGGTACTTTTCTCCCAGAGGATCATTCGCCGGCGGCGTTTTGGGCTCATCCGGAATCGGGAAATACTGATTGGCGACGGACTCGGCGCGCTTGATATCGAACCCACCGCCGGATCCGCTGTTTTTGCTGACTGATCCAAGCCCCTTGCTGTCAGCCTCGGCCCAGTTCTTGTCCTGCTTGGATAGCTCCGTGTCGCTCTGGGCCATTTTGAGATTGAGCTCAGCCTGCTTGATCTGCCTTTCCAGTTCGCTCTTGCTGCCGTAATCGCCAATCTCGAGACGCTTCTGCAGAGCCTCCAACTGATTCTTGGCGGTCAAGGCGTTCTGATTGTTGATGTAGGCCTCATCACGGGCCGAAATAGGCTTCGGCGCCCCGTAGGCCAGCGACCTGGAGAATTCCTGCGCCTGCTGACGGATGGTGGGATTCCTGGACAGCATGCGGTTGAACTTGGCCAGGCCAGTCAGCTTCCGGGCGGCTTCTGATTCTGTCAGCGCCAGTAGCGGGTCGTCGGGGAGAGAGCTGGCAAACTGGGTCGCGGGGGCGTCGTACTCGGCAAACTCGCCTTTGGCATTGGCGCCCTTGACTCTGAGCATGGGGACGACCTTGCCGTTGACGCGATGGAACCCGACCGGCTCCTTCACAGCGACCCGGATCTCTGCCCCGGTTTTCGGGTCACGACCCACATCGCCCAGGTTTCGATTGAAGACAGGCGTCAGCGCCGGCAACAATCGCTTGGCGACTTCTGGATCATCAATGGGGATCTGGCCTGAGCGAACGCCTTTGGCCAGATTGTTGATGGTGTCGGCGTCATCTTCCATGTTGAGCATGGGCGCCATGCCGAAGTCCACCAGCTGCCGATAGTCGTCTTCGTTGATGGAGTCCTTCTTGAGGATGGCTTCGATGACGGGGAACTGAGCCTGCTTGTTGGCCTGCTCCATCGCCAGTCTTTCCTTGGCAATTTCTAGGCCGCCCTTTTCTTCGTTCATCCGCAACTGCCGTTCCTGGCGGTTGTTGTCCAGCTCCATGTTCTTGGCTTGCGCCTCGTACCAGCGGTCCTGGGTTTCCTGCCCTTTCCTCAGGCGCTCGGATTCGGCTCGCTGCAGGTCGCGGTTGACGGAGGAGTTGTAGAGGTCGTTTGCGTTCTGCAGGCCCTGGGTCAAGCCCTGGGTGAAGCCGCGCATTGCAAAGCCGTTGGCCATGTTGAATCTCCAATAATGCGGCGTTTGTACCGCAAGGGAATCGTGTTCGGTGAACTACGTTTTGCCTGATCGACAGGCGCAAAAAAGCCCGCGAGAAGCGGGCCTGGTTCTGGTGGATCTGGGCCGGCTACTGGCCTAGCACATAGCCAAGAAATGTCCCCCACAAGAACGATGTAGAGGCGTCATCCTCCTCTGGTTCTGGGGTCGTAATGATCTTGAAATATTTATCTGGATTGGCTGCGCTTATCGCTGAGGTTGCTGTTGTACTTGTTGCTGCCATTGCTGCTGCCATTGCTATTTCAATGCCGAACATAAATTGATCCTCCGAGCTACATTAAAAGATCCATCATCGGGCGCTGCTCCCGTCCTGGGATACCCTTTGAGACCTTCGCCACGTCATCCGGATACTGCTGCTGAAGCTGGTAGACCTGGGCCAGTTGCTGGATCATCTGCTGCACTTCCGGCTGGGTCAGCTCACGCGGTTTTCCGCCTTGCGCTTCCGGCACCCGGGCCTCGGTCAGCATCGCCTCGTAGGGTTCTCTGGTCGGCTGACCATCCTCGTCGGTCGGCTGCACCAGCAACTTGACCTGCATGGTGTTGCGCTCGGTGGGGATCAGATCGGCAATCGCCACATCACCTACCATCTCGCCATCACCCAGCGGAGAGCCGATGGACTGGCCGATGATCGGCCTCAGCGCCAGGGTCAGCGCCTCCAGCGTCTGCGGATTGCGGAAGGCGGCCTGGCCTTTCGTCTGGAATTCCTGGCCAGCCTGCTGCAATACCTGCAGTGCAGGGCCAATGTTGGGGTTGGAGACCAGCCCCATCGCCGCTTCGGCGGCCATGTCTGCGCTGTCATCCATGTCGTCATCGCCGGCATAGCGATCCATCATGGCCTGCTCTGCCATTTGCCCAGCCATCGCCGGAGCTTGCCCGGCTATTGCTGGATCTTGTCCAGCTACCATGGTTTCCCGTGGACCCGGCTGGGGCGGCTGCTGGGGTTGTTGAGGTTGTACCGAGGCAAGTCCTGGCATCATGTCAGTTACCGATAAAATTGGACGGGAAGCCACTCAGGAGGCTGTTGAAAGCGCTTTTGAATCCGTCGCTGGTGTCATTCCAGGTGGATATCAGGCGGGAGCGTGTGGGTGATTTCGCGAAAACGATCGGGCGGTCCTTGAGAATATCCGGCATGGCATTTTCATCAATGGCACCGCGAATCGTGGCAGAGCCCAGGCCGTTCCCGGCATAGTCATCCACGCGCTGACCCATTGTGCGATTGTCTTTCTCGGCAATCACCGAGCTTTCGCCCAGCACCTTATTCGGCGACACGGCCTCTTTCGACACCTTCCCAATGGCCTGTTCGCCGCCGGGGGGATTGTCCATCGGCTTGCTCTTCTTGTATTCGGAATAGCCCGCCATGCCCAGCCCGGCGACATTGCCGACCAGAGAGCCGATCGCCTCGTTCTTGGCCTCGGACTCCTTCATCCGGTTTTCGTACTCGGCCCAAATCTTTTTGTTCTCCAGCTCGCCCAGGCGATCCATGTTCTGGAGCCCCATCATTCCGTAATTGAAGCCGACGTTATTCATATTCCGGCAAACCTCATCTCGCGTTGCGCATTGGCCAGCCCGAGCCGGGCCTGGTTCTTGACGCCGACCTTGGTGGACGCATCCGTCAGCGCCTGCTGTTGATCAAACGCCGTTTGCGAAGCAGGGTCCATATTGACGCCCATGCGACCCAGAGAGCGAGCCTGCATCCCCGGCGCCAGGTTAGGGCCATCCAGTGCCTGATCAACCTGCTTCAGGCCGGCCAGCATCAGCCCGCCCCGGGCAAATTCAGCCTGCCGGTTGGCGAAGCCTCGCTGCTTCTGCAGTGCCTGGTCGAACAGCTTCTCCGAAGCCATATAGCGGGAGAACGCCGCATTCGCCATCGGCGTGCTCTCGGCAATCATCTGCTGGCCAATTTCAAAATTGCCTTGCTGCAAAGGACTGAGTCCTTTAGGAGGTGCAGCGCCACCGCCTCCGCCCATGCCCACGATGACCTCCTATTTATTCATCTGGCCGTACATGCCCATACCAAGACCCATCATGGACCCGCCGATCTGCCCTGCAGCCGCATTAGCGGCGACGTTGTTCTGCACCTGAGCATTGATTCGGGCCGCCTGATTGGACGCCGCATTCTGCCCACCACCGGTCACCAAATTAAGACCCGTCCCCAGCCGTTCCTGGTAGTCACCAAACCGGGACAGGGTCTGGTCGCGGTAATTGCCAACCCGCTGAACCTGCTTGCCCAGCACCTGACCCATCTGCCCGCGTCGCCGGCCGTATTCACTGAGATAGCCCAGCCGGCCTTGCGCATTGGCGCCCCGGGTCGTGGCGCGCATACCAAGAGTGAGTCCACCCATGCGACTCACGAAGGCGCCGGATCCAGGTCCGCCCGATTGGGCAGCTGTCTGCATAACGCCCTGCGCCTCCTCCGGATAACCTTGCCAGGCCTGATTGACGTCGCGATCACCGGCGCCTTGGTAGTTGGCGTCCGCATTCAAGCCGCTCAGCTCCTGCTCCAATTCGTCAGTGCGCTGATTGGTCTGCTTCAGGTCAGTCAGATCGTCCTTCAGCCGCCGGTTGACCACGGGATCCAGCTGCTGCTGCCAGAATCGGCCCTGCTCATAAGCCTGGCGATTGACCTCAGAGGCTTTGATTTCCTCCGGAGTTGGACCCCAGTTGTCTACCTCGCCACTAAATGCGCCTGCGGCCCCGGCGGCGGATATACCGACACCGATAGCTGATACTACGGCTCCGAATGGCATAACAATCTCCTTTCCGTCTTCATGCAGACCACCAATGAAATTCGGTCCACCGGGGAGTTATTTGTCACCCAATGGCGCTTGCGGTTGTTGAACCAGACACACTCGCCCGGCTTGGCGGAATAGCTGCCTTCCTCAAAATGAATCGCCTGATCAGGATGGCCCTCCAGAGTCACCATCACCTTGCAGTTGTAATGGCAGGCATTGAAGCCGCCGTCGATATGCGGATCCACTCGGCCGCCCGGTGGTACCCGGGTAATCAGGACACCGCCCAGGCGCTCACCTCGGACCCAGTGCATCAGCTCGAAACAGATATCCTTCACCGCCGACAGGCAATCCGCTTCGGGATACCAGACCGCTTCGTGTGGCTCAAGGCAGAAATCTTCCCAGCTGCCATTGAATTCGCCCCGGTCCCGGTAGCGCACCCAGATATCTGACACACCCTGGTGCGGACCATAGGCATTGGCTCGCTCGGTGTAACGGTCCCAAAGATCCGGATGCTGCTTCAGCTGCAACAGAGCCGGCAGCACATTGATCGACCCGAGAGGGAGAAAACTATTCATCCTGCATCTCCAGGTAATCTATGTAAGCCTCCTGGGCCTCCTTGATCGCCAGCGCATTCTGGATGTTCAGACCTCTGAGCAGCGAATAGCGAGCGGCATCAAACGGCATCGGCAACAACCACTCGGCAGCCGGCCGGAAACGCTCGACATGAAATAAATCATGGAAGGTGATGTGGTAACCGCCGATCTCGTCCAGCTTCCACTTGTGCTCGTCCTGCATGGCAGGCAGACCCAGCTTCGCCAGTGAGAAATTCACGTCACCCAACTCTCGGTGGACGATCATCTTCTTCGCCGGGTGCCGATTGAGCTCGTCAGCATTCATCAGAGTGAGCTGCGTATCGGCAATCCCGAACAGGCCCGCGCCTTTCATGGCGTCCAGCTCAGCCAGAGATCTCTGCCACAGCGGCTCATGCCAGCAAATACTGCGCTCGGTAGTAAACCAGTTGGCCAGCCAGGCCGTGCCGGAGCGAGGTAACCCGACAATCATGAAGTCGATCACAGGCGCCTCTCGAAAACAGAGGCCACAATGTCCCAGCCTGGGACTTTCTCAAATCCGGCCCGGTTGCTCCACATCACGATCCGATCAAATCCATGCTCGATCGCGATCTCGTCGACCTGATCCTGGAACGTGGCGATGTTGTCCTGACCGCGGGCATAGGCAACCCACAGGAACATCTCCGGCTTCCCGGTGATGAGGTTGCTCTGCTGCTGCACGACGATGAAACCGGGCTCGCCGGTATAGATGAACGCCCTGCCTGCCACGCAGGCGGCGTAGACGTCCTCAGGGCGCCACTGGGCGTTGATCTTGCGCCGGGTATGCTCGAGTCCAGAGCGGACCTCGTCCCAGCATTCACGGATATCTTGGAGGATTAGTTGGCTCATGCGCCCATCTTCCATGATGGGGAGAGACCGTCCAGAACTACGTTTGACCGGGCCGTGGATACTTATCCTTCACCGCCTGACAGGCGTCAATCCATTCGCCCAAGCCTTCGGGGATCTCCGGCATCGCGGCAAAGTATTTCATCAGCGCGTCCAGCTGGTCGCCCAGGGGCGGGTACTCCTCCCGGCGGGCTTCTCTATAGTCGCGTGTGTGGACAATTCTCATGGGATGACCACCTCATCGTTCCAGTCCAGAAAAGGGAAGCACTCCACGCGTAGCGAGTAGGTGCCGGGCAATGGAAATTCCAGCTCCACCGTGCCTTCGGCATCGTAACTAACCCCGTTAATGGTGAGCTTGCTGCCGGCAGGCACATCTAACAGGGTAAGGCTTGTGCGGCTAACGGGGGAAGTGGGGCGTTCGGTCACTTCGCCAGCCAGAACATAATGCTCGTACTGACTGAATAGAAAATCAGTATTCGGCACAATGACCGTGGACAATCCATACCCTTCCAGCGTCTCGCGTTGTGCGCCTTCGATCAGACCGAGAACCTGGCTTTTGATCTCGCCAGAATTTTGATCGTAGCCAACCAGAACACTGATCATCCGAGCACCTCCGAGATAGTCAGCCGTACATCAGACATGGACCCAGACTCATTCGCCAAGAAAGCATAACTCGCCGTGATGGTAATGCTGCTGATGGATGTCGCTGTCGGCGTCGACGGAATGGCGATCGTTCCAGAGTAGGCTCGGGCGCTCATATCCGCTCCGTTTTTGTACCAGAAGTCGCCCCCGTAGGTGGCGCCATTCGAAAACGTGAGGTCCATTTTTATCCTGGTTGCCCGCGTTGACGTCTCCATATCCAGATTGAACAACAGCATCCTGCTCTGCCCTGACTGGCCCAAAAAAGTAAACGGCAAACCAAAGTTGCTCCAGGTGACCGAACCGCTGCCCGACAGATTGCCGGATGTAGGTTTCCGGGCAGTATCCTGAAAGGTCAGTACCTTGATGATTGAGTTATTGCCGATGTTCTTCCCACTCCGCACAATGACGGTGTTGAACTCGGCATTGCCCACAGTATCGATGCACCACCCCTGGGTGCCTGTGCCCGCCGTGGGCTGGCCTGTTGTGCCGTTGATCGTGCCATTCCAGTTGGTGCTGCGAGCCGATCCGGCGACGGCGGACCCATAGAAGAAAGCATTGCCATCGCCTGAGATTCGGAAACCTTGGGGCGGGATTCCAGCGCCCGGATTCCCTAAGGTAAAAGTGGACGACCGGATAACGCCGCCTGACCCCGCCAGAGTAATCACGGCCGAAGTGATCGACCCTGCCCCCAACTTGTCCGCCACAATGCCGCCGTCAACAAATAACCCGCCACTCAGCGAGTTCTGAGCGGTCTGCCATGCAGAGCCATTCCAGCGCCGACTTTCTACTGGCCCCGCTCCGCTATTGAATGTCAGGGTCAGCAAATCAAAGATGACCGGGACACCGTTGGGTACAAAAACATTGGCGGTCGCGTCACTGGGCCAAGAGCTGTTCGCCACCGTGCCGGAATAGATACCCGAACCCCGAGAGCCCGAGGCACCTTTCTTGTTTTTCGACAGCGAGAACCGCTTGGTCAGCGACGAAAACCCGGTGCGCGTAGCGACAAAGTCAACGTAGCCGACATCCTGGCTCATAGCCGTCACCGTCGCCGTGCGGCTGGTCGTCCCCTCGGATACCGTCACATTGCTCCGCGTCTGGCTCACCGACCAGGAGGCAGACTCGTCTGTGATGCCCCGGTAAATAGTCAGCGTGGAACTCGCCCCCGCGTAAACCCCGTTGTTGCCGTCCTGATCCGTCGGAACCGAGTGCGACTCATTGCTCAATACCGCCGTAATTGCGTCAGACCCCTCGGCCAGTTCCACCAAGGTCAGCGTGTCCGTCACCCCATCACACTCCACCGAAATCACAGCGGTCGGATTGCTGGTGTACCAATACCCTACGCCGCTGCTGGCAGTGCCTGAGTTCTGGTTGATGAAGACGCGAATCGTGGTGTTCTGCGGCGTGTTCCAGGCGCCAACGGCCGTAGGCGTCAGCGAGCCGGTGCCTTGTGCATACTTCCAGGTGTGCGTGGCAGTCATGCCACTCTTGACCAGCGTCACGTCGATGTAGCTACCTTCGTAGGTGCCATCCTTGAATTTCTTGCGCACCAGCGACGTGGCGTAGAGGGAAAGCCCGGACCCGCTCTGGCCCTGTTTTGCCTTCGCCACCGTAAAGATCCGGTCCAGGGGATCCGCGCCCGACTTTGACGCCCGCACCGTGATGGTCGCCATATCGGCGGTCATGGACGGACTGCCATCCGCGAAACCTACCGTGTTACCGGATACATCCGGCGCTCCGCTCAGGCCGGTAAAACTGGCGGCAGAAATGGCCCAGCTCTCCGAGGTCGTCACGTCCGTCGCGCCTCGATAAACCTTGGCGATCGTCGACGCACCGGCATAAGAACTGACCACCCCAGCGGCATCGGCCGGCACCAAATGCGCCTCGTTCGACAAATACAGCCATAGCGAGTCCGACCCGTCCTGCACCTTGGCTAGCGTCACGTAATCCTCGTAAACCACACTGTCGACCGTCGTCGAGGCTTTGAACGTCACCGTCGCCGTCGTCATCTGCGCCGGGTCAATCGTCTTCTGAACGCCCGTACCGAGCGCTGCGCCGTAAGTGCCGGAAGTCACCGACCACGTCACCGTGCCACTGATGTTCTGCAACACCGCATTCAGTGTGATCGTGCTCGGCGTGATCGCCGTACTCGGCGGCTTGGCAATCGTAAACAGCTCCGCGCTGGCCGACACAATCAGCCGCCTGAACGAACTGAACGCAATCTTGCCCGCCTGAATGATCGGATTGCCATACTCGTCGTACAGCGCAAACGACCCGCCGTAGAGCGCCAGATTGGATGCCTTGTCCAGCTTCCAGCCATTGAACGGGAACGTGTTGGGTCCACCGGATGCCGCCCAGCTATAGGACTTCAGGTCGCCGTAGATCTCAGCATCGCCGACAAACGCCTTCTGGATATTCGCCGTCTTCATGTAGACGCCGGGTTCGATCGTCAGGGTCTTGCCACTACCGTCCGGCGCGTTGATCGTTTGTTGCGTGCTGTAGACGATGAACGGAATGTTGGTGGTGTTAGCGTCGGTCCAGGTCCAGGTGCCCCCGGCGGCTTTACAGGCGGCTGCCGTCGTATGCCCTGCAATCGAGCAAGTGCCGGTGCGCAGCAGGGCCGGGTTACCCACGGCGAAACGATCCGCCCGGACAAAGAAGTCCGACACCTCGCCGTTATTGTAGAGTCCGAAACCTGAAACCAGCCCATTCACGTCGGTCTTGACCATGTACTGGGCCTTGATGCCGTCGATGACGGTGGCCTGGGTCTGGATGGTCGCCGTGTTGCCCGCGACCGAGCTTTGTAACGTCGTGATCTGTGTCGCCATCGCGGAATCGGCGGTGGCCCTGGCCGTGGCTTCGTTCTGGATCGCCGCCGTGTTGGCCGCGATGCGGGTGTCGTCCGTCAGTTCCCAGGTTGTGCCGTTATAGCGGTAAGCCTTGTTGTTGTCGTCAGAGTCGAACCAGATGTCACCCGCTGTCATGCCCGAGGTGGGAGCAGTCGTCTGACGGTAAGTCCGGTTCTTGGCGCCCGCCGTCGCGGAGACCGTATTGATCTGCGTCGCGAGGGACGAGTCGGCGCTGGCTCGGGCATTGGCCTCCGTGGTGACCGCCGCGTCGCTGTAGGTCTTGGCGCTGTTCAGGTTGGCCGTGTCCGCTGCCTGATAGGACGCCACGATGCCGGTGAGCTGGGATGCCATTGCACCATCCACTTCCGCCTTGGTGTAGCGGTTGTTGATGTACCCGGCTTGGGTCGTGATATTGCCCTCGGCCGTCGTAACGCGAGCCGCCAGGGTTTCCCGTGCCGAAACTTCTGCCGAGAGCCCAGTATTCAGAATGGAGATCTGGTTACTGTGCGCGGCGACCGCGTCACCGATCGAGGTATAGTTGCCGATCAACTGCCAATAGGTTGTGTTGGTTGGCAGATTGCCCGTCGTCGTTTGCAAGGCCCGGTAGATCGACCCGTTGTACTTGACGATATCGTCTGTCTGATAAGTCGTGCCCGCGTTGTAGTCAGGCGCCCCCAGCACTTCGTCGATCTGCCCCTGCAACAGGCTGACCTGCGTCTGGACCTCAATGTCCAGGTCGTCCAGTCGAGTGCCCAGGTCGTTCCACAGCGGGGTGGCCGCAATCTCATCTTCCAGGGACAGCGCCGTTCCCATCACCCCGGCCGTGGTGTTCGGGAAATAATCGCTGAACAGGTTCTCAGCATCCCGCACTCGTACCCAGAAATACCAAGTCGGCTGATTGACCGGCGGGGTGTAGACGAACATCGAGCCATTACTCTCGCCCAGCTTGGTCGCCGTCGCCCGGTCGTTGCTCTGACTGCCCCAGATTTCGATGGTGTCAAGGTCGCCCACGTAGGGAATCGTCCACTTGAGGACGATGTAACCAATCCCGCTCAGAGCCACCAGCGTCGTCACAGACGGGGGCGGGCCGTCCCACATCGAACCGATCTCGACGGTGAGCGCGTTACTCGTCGCCGACAGATTCCTTGGGTCGCCGGAGTATTCCGCGACAAAGGTGTACGTGCCCTTGGACAGCTGGTCCGTCACGGTGGCCATCGACCCGGATAGCGTCACCGGATCCAGCGTCATCAGGCTACCGTCCTGGCGAAACTGCACCGTCCCAGTCGGCTGGTCCCCGGTGACCGTCGCCGTCAGCGTAAAGTCCTCCTCGGACAGCGGCTTGATCGGTGAGATCGTCAGAACGACCGTTGACTGGTTGGGGGGCGTACCCGGATCAGGGCCACCGCCGCCACCGCCACCGCCACCGCCACCGCCACCGCCACCGCCTCCAGAAGACGACTTGGTCTGCGCCAGTCGGGTCACTTGTTCGGACACACCGCCCACAGCGGCTCGCAGCTCGCGCAAGAAGTTGGCGAGGTTGCTATCCTTAATGCCGGGAGGGACTTGCCGTATCGCCATCAGGGAGCCTCTTTCAATTCATCCATTACACGGCCCAGCATCACTGTTCCTACAGGAATACTTCCCTCCAACGTCACCTTGAACGCCGTGAACCGCCCCGGTGCCACATAGGGCAAGCGGAACGGTCGATTACCAAGGATCGCATTGGGCGAAGACGCCGTCGAAATCTCGTAGATCAGCACCGACTGGTTGTTGTCGAAGCCATGCAGCCGGAACGTCAGGCTGCGCCCGGTCAGGTCAACCGTCGTCGTGAAGATCTGCGCCACCCCCATGATCTCGGGAATGGGGAGCTGAAACCATTTTGAGTGCCAGGTATACGGCTTGAACGTCGCCGTGTTCTGGTTCCATTCCCGGATCTGCCCGTCCGTGCCCCACATCAGCAGCTTGTCTTCCAGCAGGTCATTGGCAAACGCCACCGCGTCGAGCGTCAGATCGGTAAAGCTCTGCGTTTGCGGGTCATAGATAAAGCCCTTGCGGGTGCCACCGGACTCATAGCTGGCGATATACCGCCCCTCGACCTGGGCCGCGATCAGGCTGCTCGGGTTATAAGCCTGCCACTGCTCCCGCGTCATGATCGTCTTGGTCAGGATCTCGACATTAGCCCCGGCGATCGCCACCAGACCGTCAGGTGAGGCATACATGGCGAACTCACCCATATCGACAATGGAGCGGCGAGCGACACAGCCCTGCGGGTACTCCAGCTTCTGCATCGACCAGGTTTCTGGATTGTCGCCAATCAAAATGGAGGGCATCCCCTTGGTCACGACCACCAAACCGGCCGAAGTCGGCACCAGACCCACCACGTCATAATCCGTCGCCACCTGATTGGCCACTGGCCAGGCGTAGGGGGCATAAGGCACCGAGCCAAAGATCGTCCGTCCCCGATAACCGGCCACGACGCCGTTGGGGCAGTTCACAATCCCGCGTAGTCCATTGATCGGGGCTGACCAGCCGGTGGTGGAAAGAGGCTCCGCCAGCTCAGTGTCAGGCTTGGTGTCGACGTATTCATTCGCCCGGTTCGCCCAGGGGATATCGACGACGAAGCGCCAGTTACCGAGCTCATCTGTTCGATAAAGGCGGATTTTGGTGGGCGTGTCATACTGCGCAACCGGAGTAGCCGCATTGGCCGACTCAACCGGCAGTGACCCCGCTGCAAACGTCACTTTGCTCTTGGGGGCTACCTCAAAAGTTTCGGTCGGGTTACTCGGCTCGCTCTCATCGCCAAAGCTGTTGACGAAGGTCACCAGATACGCCCTGGTCCGTACCGTCTCAGCGGTATCGGCGTTGCTCCAGGCGGCGGTTACCTTGGTTTGGTCATAAGTAACCGTCGCGGTCATTTCATATAGGTTGCTGGGTGTACTGGCCGTCACCGAGGGCAACATGTCATTCGGGAATGTGTTGTCTGCCGCGGCCAGCAAAGCGACTTTTTTCTTGGTCTCAAACACTTCGTTAGTGTCGGAGTCGTTGGTGCGTTCCAGCGTGACCCAGGTGCTGCCGTCGAAATACTGCAACTTGAATGTGTTAAAGGTGGCTTCCGCGACCTTAAACACTCGGGCTAGATTGGTATTGGTCTGCGTACCGCTCGGATTCAGGTTGGTGAGCGGCAGCTGCTGGGTGGTCGTGGTCTTGTGGGAAAAGAACACCAGGTCATCATCATTGAACCCGTGGCTCGTCAATCTAAGCTCAAACACCTTTGAGTTTTTGACGCGCAGCAGCGTAACGTCTTTCCAGCTGCGCACGTCGTTTGACAGATAAAGCCGCGTCTCCGTTGCTGACCCACTCCCCTCCGGCACAGCGCTACTGAGCTTGTAGGCCTTCCCTGCCACATACCCAGGGGCGTCGATCAGAAGCTTGTCCCCGGACTCAAGCGCTGCCAGGTCAGCATCCGTCTTTGGTATCACAAACCAGACCGGGGAAGCCGTCGAGATGACGCTGCGGGTCATTAGGCCAGACTGCACATCAAAGGTCGGCTTCTTCAGCGTCCCCGGCTTCGGCACCCCCAGGCGCTTGGCGGCCAAACTAGACAACACCGACACCCCAGCAGTCACTGTGCTCACCGCCATAGCGGGGGCATCGACATCGTTGTCCGTGTAGAACAGGCGGCTGTCGTTGCTATTGTCAGAGAAGAACACCGGGCTGCGGGCAAAGCTCTTGTCACCGCCCGCCGTTACCAGCTTGCTCTGGTCGTACAGGAACAGGGAATTAGCCACCGGCGCCGGGGTGTACGTCCCGTCAAATGCCCCTGACTGCTTGTCCCCGTAATAAGGCCTCAGATCGCCCGATCTAAAATCAGCATCAATCGAGATCTGGGCCTGATGATCCTCAAGCCGCTGCGGCGCGACGATGCGGACGACGCCTGAAAATCCAGGTATTGTGAGGCGCATGCTAAAATACCCTCGCGTAGATAGGCTTAGCGGCTGAACGCGGGAACTCAATCACCCCGTTTCTACGCGCTCTCCAGTGATTGTTCACCAAGATTGAGGTGATGAGATGCCCCGCGTTCTCCCCGACCTTGCCGGTCAGCGATTTGGAAAACTTACAGTTTTGTCTTTTTCCCATAGCGGGAAATACGGTCGGTATTGGAACTGTCTGTGTGACTGCGGAGAACAGTCGCAGGTAGCCACGCATTCTCTTAGAAACGGAAACTCTAAGTCCTGTGGGTGCGGGAAAATACCAACCAAGCACGGCGTCACTAAGAGAGGACAAAAACCGCCGCTCACCTACAGGATCTGGATGGGTATGCGGGATAGATGCCTCTGCAAATCCAAGGCCGAATACCACCGGTACGGTGGTCGCGGCATCAAAATATGTGATCGGTGGAACGATTACTCGGCATTCCTTGAAGACATGGGCGAGTGCCCGACCGGTAAGTCTCTGGATAGGATCGACAACGATGGCGACTACTCCCCGGAAAACTGCCGCTGGGCTGATAGAGAGACTCAGCATAACAATACGCGCCGAAACGTCTTTTTTACTCATGACGGCATCACCCTAAGTCGCGCACAGTGGGAAAGACGCCTAGACTTTCCGGTCGACGTGATTCGGATGCGCATGCGCCTTGGGTGGTCTTTTGATAAATCAATAACCACGCCATACTCGCCACGCGCCGACAAGAAAATCCGGGGACAGTGATTCTTGCCATCAGATAACCGGCGTCTCAGCGGCGGAGGCGTTGTCGCGAGCTTCCGCCCGGTTGATGTAATCACTGAACAAAGCCAGATGGACTAGAGCAATCGGCACGGTCTCCCCAGTAAGCTCAAGCGTATCTGGGTCGCGCAGAGCGATAGTGCCTAATAGATCGATTGGTCCTGTCAGATCGCCAACATATTGTTTGATGGCAGGAGAACCATTGACGGCTACCACCTTTTCTTCCGAATAGTTGATTGTCGGCGGCAAACCGTGCGGGTTGTCGATGACAATCCTGAAGGTGCGTTGCCACGATGAGCCAGAGACGGTGGACTCGTTGTAATCAGCCATTGGTTTAACCTATTACCCAAGAGGTGCCGTTACTGACGACAGGGACCGCATTGGCCCCACCACCAACGGCGGTTGCAAGAAAAGTCGTGGAGTTTGCATCCGTCACAAAAGCCCTGGCTCCTGCCCCTGCGGTTGAAGCAGATGGGAGAGTAGCGACGGTGTAGCTGCCGCTTTTGACGATGGTTGTCGCCTTGATGCCACCCGTGACTTGCAGTCGATTGCCGCTGCCGTCATCTGCGGTAGCCCCAATGACAGTGACGTCAGTGGTTCTCCCAAGAACTACTGTGTTGGCAGAGGATACCTTGGCAAGATAGCCAATCGCAGTAGCTGCATTGTAATTAGTGGATGTGGCAAAACCTGATTGATGCCCAATAAATGTACAGTTGTTTGCGCTTACGCATGCGTTGGCGGTAACATCAGTAACACCTGCCTGATAGCCTATGCCTGTGTTATTAGCGCCAGTTGAATTTCTACTTAATGCCTCTCGACCTATCCCGACGTTTAAGCTAGACAACGTGTAATACAATGCTGTCGGGCCGACTGCCGTATTCGATGACCCATTTACAACATTAGCAAGAGCATCGCCCCCAATCGCAAGGTTTTGGCTACCGGAGTAGCAATTTTTTAATGCGCTAGCCCCGATTGCTACGTTTGAAAACCCAGAATAGGAACTCTGACCAGCAAATTTTCCCTCAAAATAATTCGAAGTAGCAGCTGTCGTTCTTCTAGCTTCGCTGGTTACCGCATTGCTATTGTCGTAATCTATTTCGCAAGCGGTTATTGGTGTTACTTTTTTTACAGTAACCGCGTCAATCGTGATAGTGCCAGTGCTTGTGGCGTCGAAGGGAGTAAACTTTAGAGCCAGCGAACCACTTGCAGAAGCAGTAATGGTTGCAACAACCGTGTTTGTTGTCGTGTTGCTGTAACGAATTGAAGAGCCAAAACCTGCAGCTCCAATAAAAACAAACAGCCCTACGTTATCAGCAACAGAGTGTCTTTGCGTCCATGAAACTTGATAAGTTGCCCCGGTCTCTATTCCAGAAAGGGTCTGCGTTAAATCTCCTTCAGTTGCCCCATCAAGCGTAAGAACGACATTGTTTGTACCGTAGGCCCAGTTAGTGCCAAGCGTCCATCCTGTCGCTGATCCGGTAAATGTACCGTTAGTGACTAATTCAGCGCCAAGAGAGGCCGCATTAGACGTGGCCTTTACCGCATATCCTTCCAGGGTTTTATTGGTCAGAGTTTGGGTGTCGGTCAGGGTGACGGCGGTCGAAGCCTCCTGCTTATCGTTATTCAGGTTGGTGAAGTTGGCATCGACCTCCGCGTTGGTCAGCGGACTGCCCTTATCGGAGCGAGTGACAATAGTCGCCATAGCCGATGCCTCTTTCTAGTCCTTAAACGGCGGACAGGGTCAGGGTCCAGGTAATGGCCAAGGTGTCGTCAGACTGTTTGTTGACGACCGGGAACACCGTGCGGCAGAGCATGTCGCCGCCTGTCAGCGCGTTAAAGATCCCGGCCTCGGTCACCGCACCCGTCGCATCGCCGGCTTCAAACGAAGACACATAGACGATCTTCTCGTTATTAGTGCCGCTGATTGTGGTGCTGTCCAGAGCTTCGCGCACCCCAAGAATGCTCACCAGATCCGTCTGTCCCGCTGCGGCGGCCGTGGTGCTGGAACCCAAAGCCATGTGGGACATGACGCCTTTGGTGACACCCGCCATGCGGCTGATGACGAAAGCCAGGCCGCTGTTGACGACAAGATTCTTGATCTCGCGGGTGTCTTTTACGTTACCGTCCTTGTCCCGCAAGACCATCTCGACCTGCCCGACCATCTGCAATTTATCGTTGATCATGGAAATATCCTCTTAAAAAGTTCTGGAAGCGCCGACGTAGTCTTCCGCGAAATAACTGAAGTCGCAGTAACCTTGACTCCGCAAAGACCCCGTGTCGGTGAGCGTGGCCTGTTCCGTGCGCGTTTTGCCAAACGTCCGTGCGGCAGTGTCGGAGACCTGCGCCGTATCGGCTGCTGGTCGCTCAAGACCCCACTGATGCGCGTCCCCAAAAGAAGAGAGGTCCGACAGTGGTTTCTCGGCGCCCCGCGCCATGCTTTCAGTAAAGGCAAATGCGTCCGTCAGGGCTTTGCCCATCGCCCGACGAGTAAAGTCGTTTAGAAGTGCAGGGTCTGCAAAGCTACGAACAAACTGCGCCATCCGGTAGAAGTCATCAGAGAAGGCGGACTGATCTGTTCGCGTCTTGACGAAGGTCACCTCCTGGTCATCTTGCAGCGAGGCAGCGCCATCGAGGTCGTCCGTAGCGGTTATCACATCGAACAGGCTTTTCTCCATCAGGCGGTGCGTCTGCTCCAGAAAGCCGACAGCATCCGTCAGGTTCTTACCTAACTGAGCGGTGGCTACGCTTACCATCCGTAGCGCGTCTGCGGCAGGGCGGTGTAAGTTCAGGGCGGGCGTGTCTGTCACCTCCCAGGCGTCGCCCAACGGACGAGCCATTTGATAGCGATGGGCATCCAGCAGCGAGGCGGTGTCCGTCAGCACTTTGGCAAACGTCCGTTGCTCGGTATCCAGCCATGCAGCCGCCTCTGTCAGGGACTTTGCGGCGTCCATGTAAAGCCGATCGGTGACTTGGGCATTATCGCTACGCCCTTTGCTCAAGTGCCGGGACACTTGGCTTAACAGTGCCAGAGCTTCGCGCAGGGGTTTTTGTAGCTGAACGCGAGCCGTGTCGGTCACGCCGAAAACGTCGAACAAGTCCAGAATCTTCAGGAATCGCCCGACCACCGCTTGTACGGCGAGGACGCTGGCTCGAACAGACATGGTCAGCTTCGGCGCGGAAACCATAGCGGCGATGACGCTGGCTCGAACAGACATGGTCATCGCCGGCGCGGAAACCATAGCGGCAAACTGACGGGCCGAAGCCGTCAGTTGGATAACCCGCGTGGTCAGCGTCGACTTCATCAGCCGAAGTCCTCCCGGACGCTGAACTTCAATACCTCATATACGGTTTGCCGAACCCCGTCGGCGAATACGACCTCGACCTCACCCTCATAAGACCCCGCCGGTAGATCCAGATTTCCGGTGGCCCAGGTAAATATGACTTCGCCCAAAGGGGCGGTATCCGCGCTCAGGAGCCCAGTACGAGTGACGAGAATCGTAGCCTCGCCCGTAGCACGGAGCCGCAAGGTCAGCGTGGCGCCCAGCAGGTCAACGGGCGCCCCAGTGTCCTGGTCCGTCAGCGTCAGCTTGAGCTGCGGTCCGGTGTCGCCTTGTACCAGTTTGATTTTCTCGGCCACGGGTTAGCCCTGAGCCCGAGTCGGGACGCCGCCGATGCCGCCACCGCGGGGATTGTTCGCCGCCCCGCCGATGTTGTTGGCGTTGGCGCTGTTAGCGATGTCCTGCTGGCGACCGATGCCGAGGGCATTGGCAAACTGCGTGTAATGCGCCAGAGCGCGATTGGCGTTGCCCGCATATTCGGAGTCCTTACTGAAGGCCCGGTAGCAGACGTAGTCCACCATCGCCCCGCCGTAGAGCTCTTCGTAGGCGGTCAGGGTAGAGGACGTGGTGTAGTCGGTCGGGGCCTTCTGATAGATCAGTTCGACACTCGCGGCTGACGTGGCCGGCGGATATACCCAGAAAGTGCTGGGGTTACGCTCATCGACCATGAAGTGTTTGATCGTCGCGCTGCCGGTCATCTGATGCCAGCCGGGATTTTGTTGATCCAAAAACCCGCGCTGGGTCACCGTGATCGCCGCGCCGCTGGTATTGCGGGGAATATCCATCAAGCGCAGCCCGTCCGCTGGCAGGGACTGCTTGGCCCCCGTCGTTAGCGCCTTGGTCGCCATATCGGAGTAGATATCCGGCCGCACCACCGCCAGTTCGCGCCGCGCATCGTTCAGCCAGTTAAGGATCTCGGTCTCCGGCCAGCGGACGTTGGTCAAGTCCTGGATGATCATGCTTGCACGATCAAGGATGTTTTTTGCGGTCAGTGCCATGTTAGGTTCCTGCTACGGGAAAATGCCGTCATCACGACGGGTTAAAAATCGTTGGCAACTCTCAGTGGTTTTTGAGTGCCGTCCTTGTCAGCGATGATCGAATGAGTGCCGACCAGCCGCTCAAACTCCTGCTTGTAGAACACCGCCTGATTGGGATCCGACCAGGGTCGATTCGGCACCTTCATCAAGCGCCAGAGGGCATTCGCTTCGATGGCGTCCCAGTACAGGTCGTAGAGCATCCTCGGGATCGATGTAGCGTTCCTGAGTGGCGCCAGGATGAGGGTCAGCGTCAGTACGCCCTGGGCGCTGGCTGCAGGCGCCAGAGATAGCGTTTCCGGATTGGCACGATAGAAACCAAAGGGCCGGTCGTAATCAAGATCCTGCGACTCCTGACGGGTCACCGGATTCAGCAAATCACCATCCCAGCGGACGTTGTCGATATAGATGATCGAGCCATCGTCTTCAGGCGTCAGCGCGATATGCTGGGTGCCGGCACTGACGGTGCGTCGCTGCTGATTCGACCAGGCCCGCGTCCGCTCGCAGAACTCGATCGCCGCCCAGAGAATCCCCTGAGAAGCGATCGGGATCGGGCAGTCCAGCATCATCGGCCCGACAAGGGACTCCAGGGTGATGCTGTCTTCTGCGGAGTAGGCCATTAGCGACGTCTACCGATCTGTGAGGTGATGTACTGACGGATCTTGGATTCCGACCAGCGCTTGTCGACCTGCTCGCCAAACTCACGCTGGCAATAGGTCTGCAGCTGCGCCTTGTCCATCACGTTGAGATCCACCAAAGGCGGGTCCAGCGGCGGCTCTTCCACCGTTTCTTCTGGCATTTCAACAGGTTCAGCCGTGTTTGAGCGACCTACGATTTGCCAGACATGACCATTGCTTTCGACGGCCGATCTGCCTGCCTCAGGCACCTCCTGCACATCACCCGGTTCAGTCCAGATGACAAGGGTTTTGCCGCACAAAAGGCGCTTTCCGGTCGGGCTCTCGCCGATGTATTTGACTTTCAGCATGGAAGTCTCACGAAAATTAAGAGGCCCGAGCGAACCCGGGCCAGGCAGCCCTTATTTCGGGCCGAGCAATTTGCCATTGATCTGCACGGTCACCGCGCCAGACGCGCCGGTATTGATCGTGCCGAAAACAGCCTGCAGGAAGCTGTCCTTCTCAACCTTCACCGGCGTGGCCAGCAGATAGGTGATGCCGGTTGCAGCCGCCGTGCCAGCGGCATAGTCGTCCAGGAAAGCCGCTGCCGTACCGGAAGATCCGTCAACCGGAGCAAAGCCCAGGTCCAAAGGAGCCGCGGTGCCCAGATCAGCGTTCTGGATGGTGATGCTGCGGATCTCGGTGCCGGCCGGAATGACCAGGAAGTTCCACAGGTCTCCGGTCGCAGGCGTCGCCGTGATGCTGGCCTGGTCGGAGTAGGCATAGCTGCGCTCGGACACAGGGGCCCGGGTCAGCGTGGATGCAGTTACAGTTGCCATAAAGGTTTCCTCAAATCAGATAAGGAAAAGCCCCATTGCTGGGGCTTCTCGGATTACAGTGCGACGATGGAATCGACAACAGCGACACCGTAGTCGGTCGGCTCAGAAGAGCCATCCGCGTTGGTGAAGTTGAAGCGCAGCTTGGACATGCCGAACATGGCGTCGCCCGCAACCTCAAGGCCGCGATCGAAGTCATATTTCCGTTCCATCCAGTTAAAGACGCCGCCATTGCCGTTGTTGCGGCCATAGCACATCGCCAGGGCCTGGCCACCGGTCAGGATGGCGCGCTCAACCGCGTGGCTGGACCCAATAGCGGCCACAGCCTGATCACTTTCGGTCGCGGTCAGCCTGTTGGCTGCAGTCACGATCTTGGTGGTCTCGCCGGCCAGGAAGCGCACGGTAAAGCGCGGGGTCTTCTTGACCAAAATGCCGTTCCACAAACCCGGCTCACCGCTGAACAGCGGGTGCTTGGAGCCGTAGCTCTTGCGGACCCATGCGTTCTGCAGGAAGGTTCTCCACAGGTTGCTGGCGCCACCTTCGGTCTGCATGTGGTGCCACTGACGCGGCGTGACCCACAGGATCGCCTTGATCGGCTCGTCCGATGCGGCAGGGTCATCCGCCACCTTGACGTTCGGCATCGGGAATTCCTGATCCTCCAGCAGCAGCGACAGGGTGTCGATGTGAGCCAGGGTCAGGAAGTCGGTGTTGGCGATGCTGTTGAGGCCGATACCACCTTGGGCAATGCCGCCAGAGGCATCCGAGGTGACGAAGTGACGGTTGTAGGTGGGAGCCTTCACCGTATTCATCAGGATGTCGCTGAAGTCAGCGTCAGAAGCGGTCGGAACGATCCAGTCACGGCCGGTCAGAGAGCCGCGAGCGCCGGCCAGGTGGACAATGCTCAGCTGGTCATAAAGACGCGGGAAGTAACCTTCCAGCTGCGCCATCGCCACCCCACGCAGGTTATGCACGGTGCGCTGATTGGCCATCTTCTTGCCGGCATCCACCGCCTTGGTCAGGAGATCGATGCGGATGTCCATGGAGGAACTGGTGAGCTTCTCGCCGGTTCCTTCCGCAGAGCGGTCACCCACCAGGGGCTTGCCGTTGATGGTGTCGAACAAGTCAACAGAGACGGTGTCGCCGTTGGTCTTGGAGAGGTCGGTCACGCGCACAATCGGCATGGTCGGGCTGGTTTGGCCCTTCAGCTTGCCTTCGGCGGATCCCTGGTTGGGGGCGTCGCCGGTCAGTGTCTTGGTGAACGACGGAGCCTGAATAATCCGCGCAAAGAGCGCGGCGCCATAAATCTTGCGGGCTAAAGCTGAGCCCACAGGTACGGTCGTCTGTGCCATATAAGTTTCCTGCTACGGGAGCGTGGGCGTCATCACGACGCGCACAAAAAAACCGCCTCTCGGCGGTTCGGTTAAAGGTCGGCGTGTCTCACGACATGGCCATTACGCAAATCGGGCGAACCAGTCTTCCTGCTGCTGCGGAGTCATCCGCTGCAACATCGCCTGAATGTCGACCGTGCTGGCCGAGTTCAGGTTGATTCCGTCCGACTCAGGGCTACTGCCCCCGCGAATATCGGAGAGCGTGTTGATCGGGAGCTCCTCCTTCTCAACCGGCTTCGTCTTCTTCACGGGAGCGGGCTTCTCAACGACATACTGGCTCGGTACTGAGACCGGCCCGAAGTCCTCTTCCAGTCGCTCGACCACTTTCTGGAACCGCTCGGCGATCGGCTTGTTGGCCCAGGCCGGTCGGTTCTGCAGTTCCTGGTCGATGGCGACAGCGGCTTCCCACATCTGCGGATTACCATCCTCTGAACGGAGGTAGCGCAGGGTCGGGTTAGCATCGATAGCGGCGTGGATCTCTTCCATCACCACCTGTTGCTTCGCTTGCTGCTCGCGCTCCCACTGAGATGCCATCGCCTCAATCCGGGCATCTCTGGCCTGCATTTCCTGGCGGAGCCGATCGATCTCCGCTCGGGCTGCCCGATTAGCGCGGGCAATCTCAGGAAACTCAGATTCCAGTGCCTGGATATCCGGGTCGTTGGGGTCATACGTGGGAATGTCAGTCGGGGTCGCGATCCCCGTCTGCTGTGCTTGCTTCAGCGCTTCAATCTCTCGCTGCAGCTCAGCCGCTTGTTCAGCCGCTGCTCGCCTTGCTTCCCGCTCCTGCTTCAGGACTTGGTACGGGATCTGGTGCTTGCCATCGGCCGACAGGATCGGCGCTTCTTCCTCTGCCTGTGTCTCGGTGGACGATGCCGAGATCTCTTCTTTTTCGTCCGCTTCCGGCGCCTCCTCAGTCACTTCGTCGTTGATGTCGCTGGTGTCACCACCAAGCTGCGCAATCAACGCTTCCATGTCTTCAGGAAGTTTGTCCGGGTCCAGGGTCGCGAGGTTGACGCCTAGGTCTTCGTCTTGCATGTCGTCGTCTACCGTTTATCGCAGCGGTCGCGTGTTAAGGAGCTAGTGCTCCGCGCCGTCATCACGACGGTGCGTGTCGCCTCACGGCGAGAATCGGGCACAAAAAAACCCGCGCTTGGCGGGCCTGATTGGCGTGGGTGTTGGGTTACGGGTTGCTGGCCATCATCGATGGTAGCTGCGCCATGTACTGATTGGCGGCCTTGCGCTTGGTCGGCCAGGATTTACGCGCACCACCCACGACGGGCAGCACGTCTCTCAGGCCAAAATCACGGCGATTGCCCAGCTTCCCGGGCTGGTTATAGAAGGCAATGGCTGAGCGAGCCGCCCACACTGGATCCTGGGAAACCAGATCGGGGTTATTGGCAATCGTGCCGCCGGTCCTGTAATAGTCGTCGACGTTCTCGTAGGCCTGGCGTCCAGTCAGATGCACCATGCCGCGGCCTCGGTACTTGTAGCCGTCTCCAGGCTGCGTGTTGCCCAGGTCAGGACGATCGCCATACAGGGCGTTGTACTGGCCCTCCTCATCCATGCCGGCAATTGACTTCGCCTGCTTGATGACGGATGGCTTCTTGCCGCCGAATAGCTTGGCAATCCGTTTGGGGTTGGTATATCGACCATGTTCGGCCATGCCGGAGAGCGGGAAACCGCCGGTTTCGCCATGTGCCACACCCATCATCGCGGCAATCGCCCGGTCGGAATAACCCGCCTGGCGCAGTTCCTTGATGTAGGTCTGCTTGTAGTCGTCGGAGGTGTAGTTGCGAGCCTGAGCCATCGGCGCTGCCTGAGTTGGCTGCGCGGCAGCCTGAGCGGGCTGAGTCGGACGTCCGAAATACTCGCGCATGTCCTTGGTGGCCAGGCGCATCGGCATCATGTCGCCGGTTTCCGTGTTCCGGAGCAGGTAATCACGGTTATTCGCCTCGACAATCTGCCGGGCTTCTTCCGGCGTGGGCAATCCTTGTCGACGGGTATTCTGTAAGCCAGCCATTACATCGCCTCCAGTTCGCTCTCGAGCATCGCCTTGCGGTTGTTGATGTTCGCGCCCTCCATGTCGATCATCCTGCGCTCGGCATCCAGCCCGCTCATCTCGATATCCACCGCCGTTCTCGCGGTCTCAGTCTGGATCTTCTCGATCTCGGCCATGGTTTTCTGATTCTGGATCTCGGCCTGCTGCGCCTTGATCTCGTGATCCTGGGCCTTCAATTCGAGCTCAGCCTGCTTCGCCTGGGCAGCCATCATCTGTGGCGCCTGCTGAAGCTGCTGGATCGCCTGCTCAGCCTGCTGCAGCTGCTGCATCATCTGCTGCTTCTCGGGATCCATCTCTTCTTCACCGGTCTGCAGCCCCAGCATCTGACGCATCTGGTCGGCCAGCTCCTGCCGGTTGGGCAGTTCGGAGAGTTCCACGAATGCTGGCGCCATGATCGCCTGAGCTTCGGGCGGCATTGCCTGGATCACCTGGGTGAGCATGGTCATCTGCTGGGCGCGATAGGACGGAGTAGAAGGAACATCCTCGAGCGCCACCTTCACCTGGCTGCGGCTGACGTCGTTCATGACCTCAAGCGCCCCGGTTTCTGGGTTCTGTACTGGCACATTCAATTGAATGACGCGCTTGCGCTTGCCTTCGCCCACCACAATCTGAGTCTGCTCGCGCATGTCCTCGCGAATCATGTCGACCAGCATCTCGCCCACCATGCGGCGTGAATAACGGTAGTTGTCGGAGAGTTCGGCCAGGGTCGTGGTGCCCTGCTCGACCAAGGAATTGATCGCCAGGCCTGAAGTCGCCTTGGAATCACTGCCCATCAGGGCGTTATGAATGCCGGAGACATTCTGGATGCCGGCCTCGGCGTCCTTCATGATCTCGTACTGCTGATTCGACAGCGCCAGGTCCGACTCCAGCATGAAGCTGTTGGCGTTGCGGCGCTGTGGGTTCAGCACGATGATCGAATCCGGCCTCGCCACCTCATCAGCCACATCCCGGAACGAGTTCACCCGGGTATCCAGGGCATCCGAGTCGGCGATAATCCGCTTGGATGACAGGAGATTCATCAACTTGCGGCGGCGGGCGTTGATCTCATCCTGGGGCGAGATCATATTGCGGATCAGCCCGTAGGGAACGCCCGTCAAGTCCTCCTTGAAGCCCCAGAAGGGCACATAGGGCGGTCTCTTGGTTTTGGCTCTGCCATCATAAAGGCGATGCGGGCCCGCCCAGATGGCAAGCCTCTGCTGCGAGAACACGGCTTTTTGCGGCTGAACCAAGCCCATCGACACGGCGGCCAGGTGAGTTTCGTTCTTTGGGTCGAACTCAACCACCCGATCCTGGATCTTCAGCACATCCGCCCGAATCGGCGCCTTGTACCAGACCTCAAACAGACAAACCCGCTGGCGATCCGCGTTCTGCCACTCAAAATCCGCCATACCGGATCCGCGCTGCTGGTCGAAAGCATTGGCCAGCTCAGGATCTTCCGAAACAATCTCCAGCCAATTCCCGTCCCAGCGTCCGCGGGAAGCGTCCAGCACTTTCTTGTGCCGGGGAAAGTACAGGGCGACCACGTCGTAATCGAACCAGCGCTTGCGGATGGTGTAACGCCCATCTGAGAGGTCAGGCTCCTTCGCCAGCCAGTCCCAGTACATCTCGCGCCGATGGACGTTCTGAACGCGGTAACGATATTTGAATGGGTCACTTTCTCTGCTCACCTCCACCCAGCCCACACCGGCCTTCACCTGGCCGGCATACGCATCCGAGCAAGCCCGGTCAGCCCGGGTCTCGCGCTCCACCTCATGCAGGCGCTGGCTCAGAGCCTCGGCAACGTCTTGGAACTCCTGGCTATCAGCAATCACACGCCAATCCGAGCGGGTCTTCGCCTCCAGGCCCAGCACCAGATCGATATTCGGCTTGATCAGGTTCGTGATCAGCGGTGCCATGCCCTTTTCTTCCAGGGCCGCGAGGGTTTCGGCATCCAGCTGATTGCCGTCGTAATAGTCGGCGGCCCTGTCGGCCTCCTTGCGCCAATCCGGCTGATCGCGAATATCTTCGACGATCCGCTGATACTGGTCGTAGCTCAAACCCTTGTTTGACGTGATTGAATCGAAGCGCTGCTCCATCAGATTCTCCAATTGCCTCGTCGGCTGCGGTCAACCGGGTTTTGTTGCATGTCTCTGGATGGCAGGGCGAAGGTCAAGGCGAGCGCGTCGGCTCTATCAGGGCTCTTGAGTCCGCGCTTCTTCATCTGTTCTTTCGGCTCGAGTTTCATCCGCCTGGATGAGTCATAGGTGTATTGCGGGCCGGTGAGATCCGCCATCAATCGATTGTCATCAGGTAGTGCGGCCGGCTTGTCTTCCAGCCACTCCTTCATCTCGCCCCACATCTCGTCGCGGCGAATGCTGTAAAGCTCGGTCTGAACGGCTCGCTCACCGAAGTGAATGCGGTTAACGGGATAGCCGAGCTCGATCAATCGATCAGCCACGCCACTTCCCACGCCAGTACAGTCGACATTGATCATGTCAGGGCCGACCCGATCAGCGGATCGAGCCACCAGACCCACAGTTTCCATGGTGCCCTTGCCATGCCAGGATTGAATCTCATGGACAACACGGCCTTGTCGAACGCAGAGCGCGGTGGAATCAGCGCCGTATTCAGCGGGATCCACTCCGAAAATGATTGCGCCACTGGCCTCAGTCTTCTCTTTGCCGTCGGCGATCGCCCGGGTAACCAGGTCCATCGAGATCAGCGGATCACCTTCCACTCGCTTAAACGCCAGGCTGGCAGTCGCCGGGTATTCCTGGTCAAAAAGCGTCCGGTCGCCGCGGAAGTCAGTGATCAGCTTCTGCTGTCGCCAATAAGCCTGAGCGGTGGTTAACCCAAAAGCCTGGGCATATTCCGCATCCTCACCTTCAGGCGCCCACCCATCCGGCGGCTCCTTCGTGTATTCGCTCTGCCACATCCAAGGCACGAACACCGGGATATAGTCAGAAGATCCATCCTCGGCGTCCTGCCACATCCCGTGAAACAGATTGCCGACACCATTGGCGGTCGATTCGAGAATGATCTCGGTGCCTGGCGCATCAGGGACAATCTGACCAATCCCTGCCATGTGATCCTCAGCATTCGGCCAGAAGGCCACCTCGGATCCATGGAAGAACTGCGCCGTCGCGGATCGTCCTGTCCCGGATGATCCTGCTGTCGCGACCGAGAATTCGCTCTGCATGTGATCAAATACCAGCTGGCTGCCCGAGTTCGCCCGGGTGCTCGGCTTGATCCAATCCGGGCAAAGGTCGTGATATCGGCGCGTCATGCCGAATAAGTTGCTGGTCGCCTCGGCTAAGTGCGTCAGGATGTAAGCTCGCTTGCCTTGATTCAGGCTGGTGAGCCAATAAAAGCGTCCCTCGGTGTAAGTCGACATGCCCTGCTGACGACCCTTCAGGACCACGGCACGGACTTTCCCGGTATCAATCTTCTGCTGCTGGATCTGCTGATGCAGGTACTGCTGCGCCTGGTTCAGCTGAAACGGGATGATCTCGCCATCTTTGGCCCGGATATTCAGGGCAACCGGCGCGTATCGTGAAAAATCAGTGGTGAGGACTTTGAGCTTTTTCTTGGATTCGTCACTGAGCAGCATCAGAGATCAATCTGTTTCAGCGCGTCTTCAATTGAGACGCTCATTTTGGTGGTATTCTCGGTGCGCTGCAGCTTGGGAATGTGATACTCAACGACCGACTGGAACAGCTTGAATGCCTCGGCGGGGTTTTCCTCCGCCACACGATCCAACCATCCTTCCAGTCGATGCGCATTGTTATCGACGAACAGCGCAATCGCTTCTCTTGCCTGGCTCGTTGTCTTGTTGGTGACGCCAGGTTGGCGTCCGCCTGTCTTTGGCTTTCCTTTTCCTGCCATTTTTCTATCTCGCTCTGTTACAGAGCCTGTTAATTCCCCTTCGTCGCATTCATCCTGGTCAACATCAGATCGATGTCGCGCAGGGATTTCTGAATATCCTTGTACTGCTCATCGTGCTTATCCAGATGACCTTTGAATCCATCCTCTAGCTGATTGAGTCGATACTCATGTTGCTGGACCATGCTCCAGACGAGGAAGGCAGCTCCCGCGAGCGTCAATCCGATCTTGATCCAGTCACTCATAGTCTTTGCTCTCCACCAGTCGACAATCAATCCCAGCCATGACGCCGAGCTGGGTGAGGGAAGTAATGCGGCCATCAGCGTCCTCGAATAACGGGGTTGGTTTCATTTCGCAGGCACATCCTGTTAACGCAGCAAGGTACGCGCCCGCACATAGCCCCTGAGCAAAGTGTCCCCACAATCGTTGGCGGTCACTTTGTCCCCCTGAATATCCAACAAGCAGTCGGTGCCAACCGGCGGCATGACTAGCTTTGGGCAAGATTGAGCGGGCTTTTGGCTGAGAGAAATGTCCACGACCTTGTCCACATTCGTCTGCGCGCAGCCTTGAGCCAAAAAAATCACAAAGAGGGAGACCATGCCGAAAGCCAGCACCATCACCTCTTCCAGCATTTCCTGGTAGGGATCCTTCACGACACCGCCCAGAACAGCAGGCCAGCCAGGCTCATGGCGATGACGGTCACGATGAACACGCCGATCATTACCTGGCTCAGGAATTCGTCTCTCATCAGATTGCCTTCAGGAACTGCGACCAGAGCTTTTTCCGGTCAGCCATACCGTTGGTGCCGCCGTTAATCAGCTTGGTAATGCGGGTGAATTCCTGACGGTCTGCCAACTCATTGGCGCCGATCATGTCCCAGTAATCTGCCGCACTGAGCGCCGCCCATCTGGGGAGCGTCAGCTTGTCAGGCTCAGCCTCAAAATCGGGCACGCCCAGCTTGGGGAAGCGGGCACGGAGGCGCTGCGTCACCCGACGGTGGTTATAACGGCCAGTCGTCTGAATCAATCCATGGCCCCGGAAGCGGGATCCGTCGCCCTTGTAGATATTCCCCAGGTCTTTGCGGCCTTCATAGCGCCTCTGAGCGAATGTCGGGCCCCAGATTTCTGAGGTGTACTTGAGTCGGCCAGATTCATGGCCCACCTGAGCCAGAAAGATGCTCATGCGGTTGCGGTTGTTGATGCCGTACAGCTGCATGGCCTCGTTTACGTGAGGCAACCACCAGTCGGCGCGCTCTCGGGTAATCCCCATTCCGCGCTGCAGCTGGTCGGCCTTGATCACTCTCGCCCCTCTTTCAGAACGTCTTGGATGTCGTCCTTGCCCAGCGTGTTGAGCTCCTGAGCGATGTCGGGCTGGGTATTGCCGCGGATCAGGAAGAAGACGACGATCAACAGGGTCCACAGGGTCGGCAGCAGCCACTTGCGGGTGTCTTCGTCAAAGTCCTTGCTGAACTCCATCGCAGCCAGCAGCAAAGCAACGATATTAGTGCCGGAGTAGGTGCTGAGCCCGTACTTTTTGATCAGGTTGCCCATTACCTTTTCCTCACCACGATCGCCAGCGCCAACTCAATCGCCAGATTGAAGGCGCGAGTACCGAACAGCGCTCCGGACGATTTCAACTCAGCCCACACCGCCTCCTTCTTGCCGTCCCCATTCAGGTCCACGCGACCATCGAAGCGCGACACCAAGGCCAGCACTTGCCGGAAGAACGCCTTTCCCACCAGCCAGTCGGCCAGCTTGTTCACCAGAGCAATGATCAGAGCGTCCATAAGGCACCAGGCATAAAAAAGCCCGGACTAAGCCGGGCAGTGGGGTATAAGCGAGGAGAACGAGCGGAACTATCGAAAGTTAGCCCCTTTGTACAGCATCCTCCTCACTTAGTGGTCTCCTACGATTTACTCGTTTTCATCCTCGAATGGCCGTGGCGCATTGATGTCCACCGGTTCATATCCATCCTCATCCTGGATCTTGTAGCTGGGCAGATCAAAATTCTGCGGCCCCATGATCCCCTTATGCGGCACGTACTCGTCCCCTTCCCTTTTGTACGTCGTTCCGATCGGGTTGATGATGCCCATTGGTCCAGGAATCGTCTGGTAGATCGTGTCTCCCTCAATCTTGATGCCGGGCTGGGTGATGTCGATCGTGTTGGTGCCTGGGTGCGTCGGCAGGATCAGCGTTTTGGCCTGGGCCGAGCTGACGACCAGCAATAAAATCAGAGCTCTCATGATGGTTCTCCTGTAATGGCGGCCGCGATGATGTCACTGATGAGCTTCGCTGACTCAGGCGGCAACGACGTCTGCCATACCACCCGATGCTGGTCCGGCTTCGAGGATCCGCTGAAGGTCCGGGTGAACTGGATGTCGATCTGATCGTGTCGCCCAGGACGGACTCTCAGGTAAAGCCGTGTCGACCGATCATGGATATCGATCACCTCATGGACCAAAACCGCCTCTTCGGTTTCTTGCTGGATCCTTTTCTGTCGATTGGCATTCGCTCGGCACAGGTCAGAGCAGTATCGAGCGTCGTATCTCACGGCTGAGAAAGTCTGGCCGCAGGTTTCGCATTGAATTTCATGTGGCATGGTTAACCCCCTATGCTGAAGTTTCTGGTTTTGTCGTATTCGACCAGGGATTTCACCTGATCCTGGTAGATCTCAGCCCCCAGTGAATCCCACCGGTCAGAGGCCAGATATTTTTCTTCGGCCGTCAGATAGCTCTCTTGGCGATACTGGCCGGCCCGGTCGATGATGTAGATCGTGTGGTTCATTCTTCTTCTCCAATGGTTTTTGCGAAGGCCTCGCCTTTCGTCATGGCCTCGACAATGCTGTTGCCGTGAATGACGGTGTGCCCTTTGATCACGCAGGCATACCAGCTTGGCGGCGTCTGCTTAAACACAAACAAATCAAGGCCATTCACGCGCTTGGTGTGGACCGGGGCGCCGGTATTGAATCCAGCATTCCCCTCCACCCGTCTCCAGCCAGGTATCCAAGTCATGCTGCCCTCTCGTAATTCGGTGGTTTTGGTTCAGGCTGCCGGCCGCGCCAGTCGCAGAGCGAGCAGCACCAGTTCTGACTGACCGCCTCCCAGATGTCGGCTCTCTGCCCGCATGTCGGGCACCAGCCTGGCTGGGTGTTGGGTGTATCGATGTCGTCATAGGAGCCCATCAGTCACCTCCAGCCGGTCGGCAAAGCCCATGCTCAATGAGAGCGGTCGCCGTGCGGCCGAACCAGCCCTGCAGCTGCCAGCACAAGCCGGTGTCGATCAGCTGCTGCCAGGCCTCATAAATCTGGTCCTCGGACTCTGGTGCGATCCAGCCTTCCGCGATACCAACTGCGTCGAATGTTTGCATTGTTGTCTCCTGTTTTTGGGCGTAAGGAAGCGCCGTGGGTGGATGGCCGTCCTTGGCCAGGTTTGTCAGTGAACCAGGTCGACCAGGGCCTCAGTAAGAGTCCACAGCGACTTGTTCAACCGAACATTTTCCGAAACCGAATTGACGGCCCGGGTGGTGGTGCGACCGCCATTGCTGTTGCGACCGCGCAGACCGCCCTTGATCAGGTTCTCCTGAACCCGGTTGTAGATCGTCCAGGCGTCATTCGAGCGATCAGCAAACCGGCGCAGGCTCAGCAGTTGATCCGCCTTGATCGGCGCCTCTTCATCCCAGCGCAGTTGCAGAGCCGCGTTGGCATAGGACTGCTGCTGGTACTCGGTCAGCTGCACCGAGCGGAAATCATCCACCCGGCCCTGAATCAGCTCGCTGTTCTCGATCACCCGGTAAGCACCCTCGATCACGTCGTCCACCACGTTGCCGCTGTGGCGGGTGCGGATCGTTTCGAAGGTGGAATCAGCCACGATCAGCCCGTTGGAGCAGACCAGGCGGAACACGCCGGCGGAGAGCTGGTAGCTGCTGGTCCCATCATGGGAGTTCAGCAACACGATCTCAGGCGCCAGCTCCTTGCCGAAGCCGTCATCGCGACGGAACCGGACAACGTGGCGGGTGTAACCGAAGTTCTCCGCCTTCCGGCTGCGAGCCTCACCGGCATAGACCGGCAGGAAGCCCTCGTTGCGTAACGCCTCAACAGCGTCGATGGTGGGGATGAAGGTGTAGCGGTGGCTACGGCCTGGGGCGGCGGTCTCAGCGAATACGCTAGGCGCCAGACGTTGGATCTCGTAGTTTTCGAGCGGACGGCCCTGACCACGGATGGAATTGATGACTGCGTTCATTGATGTCTCCTGTTTTAAGCCGTAAGGAAGCGGCGGGTTGGTAAAAGCGGCCGTCCGTGGCCTTGGTTTACTTATGCAGTAATACCGAACTCGGCGAAGAACTCGGCGCCGGGGTATCCATCTGCAATGACTGACTCCAGAGTTCCGAGGGTGTGACGTATGAATTCGTCAGAAGGTGTTCCGAACGCATCACATGATGCGAGAACACCCAGTTCTATGCATGTTTCGCCTGCGTTATTTAACGCACTTGCCCAAGTGTTCCAGATATCCCGGTCGATTTCGTAGCCGACAATGCCTGAAATGCGGCTGAAGGTTTCCCTGGCGGAGTTGTTTGTGTAGCTCATTTTTTTATCTCCTGTTTTTGCCCGTAAGGAAGCGGGTGGCTGTCTCGAGCCCTGTGCTCTCGACTGGTGATCAGTCTAAAGCATTATCCGAAGCTGTCAATACTTTTCCGTAAATTATTTGAAGCATCAGCGCATGCTCAACCAGGCCTCGACCAACCACCGTTCCGCCCGATCAATGGCTGGCCCTCTGATTTCCTCCTGGCCCACGTAGCGCTTGTAGAGCAGTCGGTGATAGCGATGCCCTGCCCGGCAGTTTTCGCGCATCAGCGCCAGCAGGCGGCCGATCTCCTGGACATCCGCCGGGATCCAGATCCCCGGTGGCAGAGGCCGTCCGCCATCCGTCCGCCGGGACTCCCCGATACGCCCCAACAGGCTGCGCTGGCTCTTCGCCGAATACAGCCCGTTCGCCTCCCACTCAGCCCAGTGCATGAGCATGTCGCGGATGATCTCCAGCGGCGTGACTTTCTTTTTCAGAGCCATAGGAACAGCAAGATGCAGGCCAAGGGAATCAGCATCAGCAGGTCGCTCATGGGTTCTCCCCTTCCAACTGCTTGACGACCAATTGTGCGTAACCCGCCGCATCAGACCATGAGTCCACGTAGGCAGGATCCCCGTTCAGGATTCTGGCCAGCTTGTGTCCAATCATCTCCATCGCCTCGCGCTGGCTGTCGGTCATGTACTGCCAGCTCGGAGACGCCACCATGATCCGCTTGAATCGCTGGGAAATATCCGCATGACCATTGAACGTCCCATACCGCTCGCCGCGCTCTTTCAGGATTTCGTTGATGTCAGTCATACGCCCAACGTCTCCTCGACAATCTCTTGGATTGGCGGCACAAAGAAATTCGGGCCTTTCATGACCTTCCCTGCCTCGTTCTTGATCGCTTTTCCATGCTCATCAAGTTTGGAGAAATTGCTCATGGCTACGGCCAAATGAATCTTTGCCATATTTACACCGCGCTTCCTCCCAACGCCTTCCAAAGTCCAGCTGACGTCACCAAGGCCATCCAATTGCTCGACTAATGCTTTCTTTTCTTTCTCTTTGTTTCCGGCCAAACGAGCGCTCACCCCATCATCCCAAGCCAGCATGAATTCCTCGATTTCCTCAAAGAAATATTTGCGGTACTTGTCTGCCAGCTCAAAATCATCCCTACCTTCTTCGGCGTGGTGACCTACAGCCTCAAACCACTTATCTCTGACCTTCTGGCAAATCAACAACGCACAGTAGAACTCTGCCCAATCTTCTTCACTCATCATCAACCCACCTCATTCTCGGTTTCGAAAGGCCTAGTCGGTGCGCCCTGGCATGGACCGCACCCTCTGTCCTGCCCTGCAAATAACGCAGGCAGGTTTTCGCGCTGCGCTGATACAGCCAGCGGATAATCAAATCTTCCCGATGGCCCCATTCCAGCCGGCCACCCAGGCCCAGCTTGTAGGCCCGGCGATAAACCTCCTCCGGCTCCACGTCGATCAGCCTGGCGATTCGCTTGGCTGTCAGATCGTTGTAGTGATCGCGCAGGAACTGGTCCTTCTCATCGGTCCACTCGGTCACAGCACCGACTCCAGCAGACGCAGTGCGTAGCCTGTCTTGATCATGCTCGAGGTGACCCTGAATACCCGCCACCCAAGCACCGCCGCCTCGTTCAATTTTTCGCAATCAGCCTGATATCCAGTGCCCTTGGTGTGCCGACCACCGGTCCAGATCCCGCCATCCACTTCCAGTGCGATCATTTGATCAGGCCAAGCAAAATCGAACCTCCACATCCTTGGCTTAGCGAAATACATTTCTCGGATAGGCTCTGGCAGGCTCGCTAGGCGAATCTGCTTTTCCATTTCGGCCTCGAGTGGGCTCGTTCTCATGCCTTCACCAACCCATTGCGAAACCAGTAATCCACCGTCTTCACGTAAGCCCGATTCCACATCGCTCTCCGCTCTTCCCGGGTCATGCTCTTGCCGTTATCCAGCTCGTAATGGCACTCACAACAGAGGTAAGCGACCTGCCAATCCGGATTCTTCATGCCCATCCCCTTGGATTCATTCCGGTGGGCCGCGACGACAGTGCCGTCCTGCCTCCCGCACTCCATGCAGGGCAAGTCCCTGGCGGCCTTGAGCAGTTTCTTGCTCATGTAAAACTCATCAGCTGATTCACCACGTTCTCCACTTCATCCTTGTCCTTGTAATTCGCCTGGCGCAGGATTCGGTCCCAGAGCACGTTCAGCACGGACTGGTAAACGCGGTTAAAGTCATCCTCGTCGCAGCTCGCAAAACTGATGCTTTTCGGCCTCAGCTTGACGTTGCCATTGATGTCGAACACCGCGTCGCAATGCCCGGCCAGGATCAGCGCGTCGCCGCGGAATCGCTCAAAGTTCTTCTGTAGCGGCTGCCCCTTGTACTGTTTCTCTTCCGGCTCCCAGTGATCAAAACCAAGGGTCAGCAGGGCAAAGAATTTCTTGTGAAACGGCAGATTCCTTGGCCTCTTCACGTCGACCCAGACGCCATGTCCGGGCTTGATCTTCCCCACGATCTCGCGAGCCGCGTCGTCACCCGGGACCAGCGTATTGCCGCCCTTCACCATCAAGCACTTCACTGATTCCGCTCCTTCCGCTGATCCCGGATCATTACCATCGCCTGGTAGCGGGCCGTGGTTTCGGCCATCCCCTCGGATACCAAGATGGCCACCCGCTCACAAAAGGCGTCCTGCTCGTTCTCATCGGCATACCCGAAGTGGTCGCGCAGCCAGTCCAGATCTCTTTCCCAGGCTTCCATCAGCACCCAATCGCGTCGATCAGGTCGCTCAGCTCATCCGCCTCGGCCTTTGCGTTCTCCGCTTTTTCCTTTTTCAGGGCCGTGACCAGCTTCTTCAGTACCGGCTTCGAGATACCGGTTTCCTCAGCAACCGCATCCACGGCAGCGTTGTATGTCAGCGTCGCGTCGTCTTTCTCCTGCCAGCGAGCCTCGAGCAGCGGCAGGTTGTTTCTGAGTCGAGTGATGTCGATTGCGTTATCCATGCGTGTCCTCGTTAAGTGATTCGGCGATGTCATTCGCCAGCTTGGTTTTGCCCGCCTTGCGCAGCTTGGCGAGCCAGAAATCGCGGGTGGTCAGGCCGTCTTCCTTGTCGGGGATATTCGGCAGGCCCCTGAAGAACCGCAGCCAGCAGCAGAGCGACTGGCTGAAGTGATAGATGTCGCGGGTTTGGCAGGATGGGCATTCGGTCACCGGTAGCGCTGGGTATCCAGGATCACCTCGTCATCCTTGATCACCTTCACCTCGGCAGGCCGACCGAACAGGCGAGAGATCTCGGTGATCATCTCTGCATGCTCGGGCAGCTCCTCCTGCACTCGCTTCCAGTCCTCAGCCTTCTGGCTCACTCCCATCTCAGGTACTCCCGCGGGCGGCCGTTGTGAGCGCTGACAAACTGATGCGAGGGTGAATGCCACCAGAGGCTGATGCGAGGCTCGTCATCGCCGTTACGCTGCTTCTCGCACCGGCAGATAGCGTCGGGCTGCTTTTCGACCTCAGCCAGGTCCAGATCGGAGAGATTGCCCTTCCGGATCTTGTCTTCCTTGACCCGGTTCCTCCACCAGATCAGGACGTTGTCAGCCAGGTCGGTGATGGCGCCGGATCCCTTCACGTCGAACTTGCCGCCAGGCTTGGCGTCGTCCTCGCCCTTCTTCATGTGGGCCACGAGAATGACGTGGACGTCATGCTGCTTGGCGAAATCAGTCAGCTCGTCGGTGAACTCGCGTTGACGGTTGTAATCGTCGAGATCGATGTTCAGCTTCGAGAGGTTGTCGATGACGAACAGCGTGATGCCGTACCGACGGCGGGCGTAGGCAAAAACCTCCAGCAGCAGGTCTGTCTTGGCTGTGGTGGCCACGTCGAACACCCACAGGGATCCTGATAGCCACTTCATGGCGGTCCCGATAAACTGATCGGTGGGCGTGATGACGGCGCAGGCTTGACGCACCAGGCGGGCAATCCACTTGTGCGGCTTGAACTCCATCGAGGCCACGCAGGCTTTCTCACCCTGACTGATGGCGTCGATCGTGAACTGACCGGCCGCCTCGGACTTTCCGTGGCCATTCACGCCGGCAATGATCGTCACCTCACCCGGGCGGAACCGGAAGGTTTTCGCCTTATCCCAGGGCATCGCGAAACCCATCTGGTCTTCGCTGGGGTTGAAGGCCGCCAGAACGTCATCCAGGTAGTCGCCGGCATTGCGCAACTCGGAGGGGTCCATCGACTTGGACCGGGTCAGGCAGACAGTCATGTCCTGGGTAGAGACCCCGGACAGCAGGCAGTCATTGGCATCCTTGTGCGGCAGCTCCACCACCCGGCAGCGATGGCGCCCGAGTCGATCGACGATCTCGCCGACCGCCTTCTTGCCGGCGTCGTCCATGTCCATCGAGATCAGGATGTCGTCGAATCGCTCGAGGTTTTCAAGCTCATGCTCGATCCAGTCCTGCTTGGCCCCATTACCTCCGCCGAACGGGACCGACAGCGCCGATACCCCGTACTCGCGCCAGGCCATGGCGTCGAACTCGCCTTCGCAAATCACGACCGCCCTTGCCGCATCAGGCACAGCCTGCCAGCCGAACAGGCAGGGCCGGAGGTTGGATTCGGAGAGGCGGAATTTCTTGTCCTGCAGCGAGCGGAACTTGACCATCGTCAGGTCGCCCGCAGGGCTGTAGGACGGGAACACGATCGCATTCCGATGCTGGCCCACTCGAAACGCCGTGATCGTGGCAGGCGACAGCAGACGCTCCTGGGTCATGTAGATCCAGGCCTCGGACGTCTCCGCCTGATCAGGCTCGACGGGCTTGGGCTTGGCATACTCCCGGGGCGGGGTCGCGAATCTCGGCTCCTTGTCGACGACGCCGAGGTAGTCTTTCGCTGCCTGGATGGCGCCCGGCACGGTCATGCCGTTCACCTCGCGCCAGAGGTCGATCAGGTCGCCCGACTGACCAGTGGCGAAGTCACACCAGCGGCCGGCCTTGTCGCCGGTCATGTGGACCCCAAGGCTGTCGCCAGACTCACCGCCGACGGACCCGCACTTCCACTCTCGGCCTACACGTTTGCCATTCGGCAGCAGGAGCTTGACGACCGACTC